CTGTTACCATAGTTGAAATCACCATCACCCATTACATATGAGTGGTAAGGTAATAACCAATTTGCGTATGCATGAGCCCAAAACTTTGGAGTGTAGTGATAGAAATCAACTCCAACGATTGGTGATACTAAACCAAATTCTCCGATTCCATCCCATATTTCATTGTTGTAATCGTTAATAAGGTCTCTAAATACACCATCTCTAAATTCTAAATCCGAATCTGCTACTCTGTTACCATCTGGGTCTAACCAAAAATAATCAAAGCTACTTTGGTCATTACCATCTTGGTCTGTCCATGTAGACTCATACCATTGGTCTGTATATCCTCTGTCATACCCTAAAGTATACCAATAGTTTGCAATAGTACCATCTGGATTAGTTTCATTCACCCAAATTTCAAACGGGTTATATCCATATGCTCTCTGATGAGTTCTGAAGATTGCACCTGCTGATAATGAGAATTTCTTACCGATTGGTAATCTTGCTCTTACTTCTGCTGATTTGTATTCAAAATCAAATGCACCTTGTTTTCTACTTTCGATTTTTGCTATATGATATTTACCTGTATGTCTAAGGAAGTATCTACTATTTGTCCATACTTCACCTCTTTGGCGTTCTTTTTCCCAATGAAATAAGTATTCGAATCCTTTTACTGCCGAAGTTGGTGCGGATAATGCAATTTGTCTTTCTCTATCTGCATTACCTGTCCAAAAGTTACCTGGCTTTCTTTCGTAATCAAATCTTGCAAGTTTTCTGATACCTACTCCGATTCTGTAATCAAATGGATTATACTCAGTAACTTCTACGATTTGTGGAATATCGAATATGTTTCCACTTTGGTTTGTTCTTACAAAATACTCTCTACGAGATGGTTCGTATGAATTACGAATGTCACCTGCTGCGTAAACAGTACCATATTTTAAGAAATCTTGGTAAAATTCCTTAATAATATTTGTTTTTTTCTTTTCTTTCTTCTCTTCTTGTGCATTTACACTCATTGGTGCAAACATTAAGAAAATCATGAATAATGATAATAAATTTTTCATTGTGGTATGTTTCCCCTCTTTACTTTTTAGCAAATTTTTCTATCCCTGCGATACCAAAACAACCAAGAGTTATATATACGAATGAGTTGTATATAAATTCATTAATTATTAAGTCTTTTCCAAAGTATCCAGTTCCTAAGTCAACGATTGCAAATAGTGTCATGACTGCAAAACTCATAAACCCTATAACATTTTTTTCGTTAATGTCGTTGTTGTCCTTAAATATGTTTTTAAATGCCATCCATTTTCTCCCAATATATTTAAACATAACTTCTAATCCTTTTCGTTAACTGATTACTCATATAAATAGTTTATTTCCTACAAATCCACTAACATATCTAACAATTCCGCCTGTGGGAACATATCAAACTTATCCTTACGAGTATTTGTATGTGTCCACATACCTTTTACTCGCCCATAATATGCATCTTCATTGAACTCAAATCCGTCAGCACCTTTTGCTTTTACCTCTTCTACAAGACCTTTTCTTACATCAATACTATCTCTCTCTGCAATCCACAAAATCCACAATCTTAATGCTTCAATTTGTTTATCAGAGTATCTGTGCCAATGTTTAAATCCTCTGAATGGTTTATCCAATGTAACGATTTGTGATTCATGTGCAGTTGTTCCTGCATATGTTTTTCCGTCTTTAAGATATCCAAAGTTATTTACTTCGATACCAACCGAATGTGTATGCATATGTTGTGAACCATTCTTTCCTAAATGCCATCCATAATGACCTTCAGGAAACGCCTGAACCATTACCCCATCATATGTTTCATCATTACCTTTGATGGATTGTCCACCTAATACAAACTCAGTTGCGACTGCTCCTCTACTATCTCTACCCCAATGGTCAACAGTTCTGTATGGATTCTGCCATCCTGCGGTGTGATGTAAGAAACAATATTCTTTTTTTGTGATTCCACTTTTGTATTCACCAACTGGAAGATAGTGTCTATTAACCGCTAATCCGTTTTCTGTTGTGAATGTTTTTTCAGTATCATCAGTAGTAGCAATACCCATAGTATCCCAAGTGGAAGGACCAACAATCCCATCAGCAACCAAACCATTGGTTTTCTGAAACTCTTGAACTGCTTTTTTAGTTCCTTCACCGAATATACCATCCGCACCTATTTCTAAAAATTCTTGTAAATCTTTTACTTGTTGTCCTTTTGAACCTACTTTAAGTAACATTTTAATTCCTTGTGTTATATTGTTTATATTAACAATAAATATTAAGTATGAATAAATTTAAAAGGAATCATCCAATGAATATCAAAAGGGTCACTAACCTCTGCTTCTTCCTTTTGTTCGTTGAGTGATATAAGAGTCACCTTTTCGCCCTCTACCAGACTTCCCCTGTGATTGCTGAAGGTCTCCCTCATCAATATCTTTTCTCCTATTTTTTCTTGTAATTTTTTCATATGTTTCAAAATATTCATCCTCGAAGTCTATACTTCGCACATCAATTTTAGCCATTTTTAATTATCCTTAAATTCTCTATTTTTTTGAGAAATTGTTCAACTGAATAGTCTTTGTTTTTTTCGTCTTTGATTTTTACTTCTGTAAGTGTATCAGGGTATTTGTTAACCAGCCTTTCAAGAATTTCGAAACCTTGGTCTGTCCAAAAATTCTTAAAGGATGTTTCACCTAAGATGTTTGTAGAATAGTCTACATCATCCTCATTATCGTCTGGTAACAAAATGTAGTATATCATAGATTTATCAAACTTTTTTCGTAGTATTTTACTTTATTAACCTTTATATTAAATATGTCCAATTCGAACTCACCGCATTGAATTCCATTAGAATCGAAGATTTCTGACCACTTTTGTATATAAGAATATGATGTATTTGATAGTCTATTTGCATCAAAACTTATTTCAATATCAGCTTCTTTTTGTACATTTATTCTTGTACTTAAATCAAACTTAGTATTTGGTTGTTCCAATTTTATATAACTCTCGATAACATCTTCGTCTATATCAATTGTTATTGAATCACACCAAGGTTCTAAAATGTTTAATATTTGAGAATTACCATTTTCTACATTAAATTTAATATCATATTTATGTGGAACTTCTGGCATCATCATTGCGTCATGTTTTACAAAATGACCCCATTTTCTAATAAAATTCCTTGTTGACCTCATATTTTGTTTCAACCATTCATCTGATTCTTTACCAACTTCAGTTAATGTTGGGTTAAATCTCGAACCTCTACAAGTCATATGATATACACACCCATCCCAAGTTTGAATCAAATCATATCCATTCAAGAGAAATCTGTTGAATATGTCTGAATCTTCTTTGGATTGGGGTGCGTATAATGGGTCATGTCCACCAATTGAGGTGAAGTCTTCTTTGAATAAAAACCAAGGTGCAAATATACCTTTAGTAGTTTTTCCATGTTTATATCTTTCATCACCTGTATTAAACCATTCTAAGAATCCATCTTCATCAAAGTCCTCAGGTTCAGTTTTCCAATCCTTGAGTACTTTTTCAGGCCCATCTGGGTGAAGTGGTGGTTCAATTCGTGTCAATGAAACAACACTCAATGGTTTAATATGTTCTAATACAGATTCTAATGCGCCAGGACAGAGATACATATCTGCGTGGTATATTCCTACAATCGGAGTATCTGCTATCTCTACTAACTCATCATATAGGATTGTATGTCCTACTCTTGTTGGTCCTTCGTTTCTAATTGCCTTGAAGTTTGGGTCGTGTACCATCATATCCTCACACCATTCCCAAGTCCCATCGGAACTGAAATCATCTGCTACACATATTGTTGGTTCAGGACCTGCATTCTTTCTAATTGATTCGTAAGACCACTTGAGATACTTTAAATTATCTCTTGATGGTTGAATAAAACTAATATCTTTTTTACTTAACATAACTTTTTACCTTTTTAATTAAATCATCGTATGATTCTACATGATATATTTTTTGACCTGATAGTTTAGGGAAGAATGTTTCATATGCTTTATGTTTTACTTCATACCCCTTTACTCCATATATAATATTTTCACCACCGAAATATGCAGCCAATGCTGAATTACCACCTTGTGTTGATATTTGATGTTCGGTTAGACTTAAAACTGCCATCTGTGCTTCATTATATGATAGGTTGTATTCATTTGCTATATCTTGTACTGTTTGTACATTATATTTACTTATCAGTTCTTTATCACCAAAATCAAGTGGTGGGCTACCATCTTGTGTAATATCATCTACATCAGGTCTGTTATAGATTATATGAAACTTATCAGAACATAATTCAAATATTGTTTTTAATGAGTCTAAATTAATATAATTTACAGGGTCAGAGTCCCACTCCGTTTGATACTTATTTGATATTACTAATAAAGGTTTATCAAAATTTAATCCCATCCAATTGTAAACTCCCTTGTAGTGACCATTCAAATCAGGCGGTGACCACCTGTCTTCCCAAACATTACAATCTCCTGCATCTTTTGCATCAGGCCAAAGTTCGTTTATCTTTTTACCAAAGAATCCTGCAACATGATTGTGTTGTCTATAATATTGTACATCGTTTATTTTCAGTTGCATATACTGAATTCTATTTGGATAGACTTCTGTCACATCTAAATTTGGATATAAGATATGACCACCCTTTGAAGTTCTTACTTTTACATCAACCCCTTGTTCTTTTGCATAATTTATTAAAGGTAGTGCTGCAAATAGTTCGTAACCAAACTCACCATGTATATCAAAGGTTGTTGTCATTAAAAATCAAATTTCAATTGTCTACTACTAAACAAAGATTTAATATACTCTTCTAATCTATCTTGAGGTTCCCAGTCAAGAAACTCGATTGCCTCATCTGATTCTCTTAGAGTTTCTTTGTAATTACCTTGTTGGTTTGGAATGTACTTTCTTTTACACCCACTATATTTTTCGAACATATCTGCCACTTGGTTAATTGAATAGTTTGTACCTGTTCCAAGTTCCCAAGCGTCAAATGTTGGTTTAGTATCATGAGCATTTAACTTTAGTAATGCGTCTACTATATCGTGTACATGGGTAAAGTCTCTTTTTTGTTCACCATCACCGACAATTGTAATTGGTTGGTTATCTCTGATTTGTCTTCTCCAGATACCAATTACTGCTGCCCAATCACCATCAATAACTTCATGTGGTCCATATACATTATAGAACCTACAAATCTCTATACTCATTCCGTAAGTCTTTTTGTATAACTTACATAATTCCTCACCAAGATATTTACAAGCCGCATATGGTGATTGATATGGGTCGTGGTGTTTAGAAGATGAACCTGCGTAAATAACTTTAATACCTTTTTTTCTTGCAAAGTCTAAAACCCTCTGAGTTCCTAAAGTGTTAACATCAAATGTTTCTGATGGATTTTCAAATGAAGGTTGTATTCTTGACAATCCTGCCAAGTGATATATCAAGTCTATGTCCTCAGTAAATGAAAACCAACTACTAATCCACTTAACATCATCTTCATAATATGTTGCACCCTTTACATGATTACTTTTTGTACCTGTTGAGTAATCATCAAGTACAACTACTTCATGTCCATTTGTAACTAATCTTTTAACTAAATTTGTGCCAACAAAACCGGCACCTCCTGTAACTAATATTTTCATAATAATGGTATTCTATTTGGATTATCTGTTCCTTTTATTTGTTTTACAAAAGTTTGGTCATCGTGTTCAGGCAATCTGCCCCATTTTTTAATAAACTTTTGTGCATTTGTTGATTCTGATTCTTGTTGTCTTTTAGATTTAGAATTCAGTTTATCCTTTGCTTCATCTCTGAAATGAGAACCTCTTGCTGAAAAGTGGTATACAATTGACTTGGATGACATAATAAATTTATATCCTTCTAATTGCATTCTAATAAACAAATCCATATCGTCAAATGAAGCGGGTGCGAATAGTGGGTCGTTACCACCAATCCAAACATAATCGTCTTTTTTACAGAAGAATCCGGCACCACCACCTTTTCTTACACGCGTTTCATCCATTGCGGAAAGTTTTTGAGACCATTCATCAAACCAATCTTTATCGAAGTTGTGATGGAACTCCCCAAACTCATCAGTTGATACAAATACAGTACCAGGTCGGTAATCAGGGTCATTAGGAAATATTTTAGGTTGAATTCTAAATGATGAAGCGATTATTCTTTTACCTTGAATAGTCCACTCTGCATTCTCTTCTACAATTTTTTGTAATTCTATATCTTGATTTGGAGCAATCCACATATCTGAGTGAATTATATTTACATACTCTGTTTGTGCTTTGTCAACACAAAAATCCATACCACCACCGATTCCTCTTGGTGTATCATTATGTTCTACAAACCCTTTTAGATTCTTGTCTGTTTGCATTTGATTCATTAACCACTCATCTGTACCATCAGTACAATTCTCTGCGTGAATCACAATCGGTTGGTCTTTGTAATATGCATTCTTTCTTACAGACTCGTAAGCAAGTTTTACATAGTCAAGATTATTATTTGTTGAAATACAAGTTGTTATTGGACTTTCCATACATCTTCCCATTTATATGTTTTTGTTTGTTTCATAAAGTTGTAAGCATTATATTTAGAATACTCACTTGCTTTAGGATACCAATCATTTGACTTTCTTTGTTCGTTTATATCTTTACCATCCTCACTAACAACATATTTTCTTTTTCTTGGATGTTCTCTGTTATGTACTAATAAAATATTCTTTACAATATACAAAGGAATTTGGTTATTTCCAAATATTGTTAACATTTTATTCATAAAAGCAGTATCTTCGTGGGTAAAGAATACTGATTTTGGTATGTTTACTCCACTTTTTATTATCTCTGATGACATTACCAACCCACAACCATTAAATTTATAGTTGTATGTAGATTCTATATGTGGTGATTCAACATCTGAGTTTATCTCTTCCATTTTATCATAATCCATATAACACCTCGTCCCATACCATGCGTGTGGGTCTCTTGGTAAATCAGTTAGTTTTGGGTGTTCTAATGGTTTCCACGAATCATCCCACATTTTACAAGTTGAAAAGAACCCAACCCACTTTGGTGTTTGTTCTTTAACTGCCTCGTGTAATGATAATATCGTTTCCATCGCCTGTGATGGAACTAACATATCGGATTCACCCCAAAACAGGATGTCTGCAAGTTCACAATACTTTTCGTTAAAATCTCTTCTGTAATCTGCGATTGTATATAAATCATCTCTGACTTCGTATTTGATTTGATAACCTTGTAGTTTATATTGATTACAAACTCTAACATACTTTTCCATAATGTATGTTAACATATCAACCTCATCAGAAACTTTTTCTAAGTCTTGATTTGTGACTAAACACATATCAATCAAAACTTTTTCTTTTGTTACTATTGATTTAGTTAAGGAATCTAAATACTCCTCAAACATATCAACTTCGTACCATTGTACTAAACAACCTGCCGCTACCATAATGTATCTCTTGGAATCCCTTCCCAACCAGGATTAGTTTCTGAATCGATTACCCACGAAACATTTTGTTTCTGTAACCATTGGTAGATACCTTTAGTTGCGTTTGCTACTGACTTGATTTCTCTTGGCCCCATTGATGTTTTTGCATAAACAATCTTTTCGTGTTCATTACCATAGAAGTGTTCTTGGAATACTCTTTGTGTATCGTCTTCTGTTCCATTTTCAAATGATGATAAATCACCAATGTCCCATCCAACCGTAACAATTTTTCTACACCCCAAGTACAATGCCAATGGAATTGCCATCTCATACATAATACCAGGCCCCCAAGGTTGTTGAAATCCTATTTCGGGGTGGTCTAACTTCATAGTATCCCAATCTTCTTTTTCTGATAGAGAGTGAATCATTTTGTTAGGTCCAACTCCACCACCTGTATTTGGGTTGTTTCTAAATATAGGAATGAATAGGTCTGATTCTAAATTATTATCAAAAATCATTTGAGGATGAAATTGTTCAAATATTGCCCATGTTATGATTGATTTATTATCTGACCAATCGTATGGTGCGAAGTTACAAAAGTTTAGTAAGTGAAAGTCAGTAACATCTTTTACTAAATTATATGATTGTTTGATTGGCATACATAATTTATCTGCCATAAACTCATTAAGGAATTCTTTATCATACTTTTTAAGTGAAGGACCACCTGCGATTATATATGCAGTCTCATCTTTGTACTGATTTTTTAATACCTTTAACCTATCTTCAGGTTCTTCTAATTTTAGAAGTTCTTCTCGTAACTTACTTGTCTGTAATTTCATCGAATTGTTTAAGTGTTTGTTCCCACGATTCAAACCTAATACCTCTGTCATCTATGTAACAGACTGCTCTTGGTTTTTCACAAGTTATTTCTTTTATATAAGTATCAATCTTATATTTGGCTAACCACTCCCATATTAGTTCTTCACCTGTCTTACCATTTACAAGTGGTCTATCAGGTTTTACTTTAGCGGTAAATAAAACTATATCATAACCCTTTTCATCGAACCATTTGATTGCGTCTATTGAACCCTCAATCGGTGGGTCATATACAGTTCCATCATGAAACCCTTTTGAATTACCATGGACAACACCATCAAAGTCTATTGCAACTTGATGATTGTTTTCATGCCATTGTAGTGCATCGTAGTCTTCTATTTCTTTTTTAAGGGTGTCTTCTGTTTTCATAATTACTGAATACTGGTGTTGATTTATTTCTACTTGAATATGCCCCATAAATAAACTTTCTAAACTCTTTAGTCTCGTGTTGTTTACTTACAGAGTGTAATGAGTTTGGTGACGATAAAAAGAATACTGCTCTATTTGCTTTTGCTGGTATAACTGAGTGAATAAGTACTGGCTCTTTTTTGTATAAGTTAGGTGCACCACCCCTTGGTTGTTGATAAGTTTCTACTCCATCACTTGAATGTATTACAAAGTCACCACCACTCCAATCCTTATCATTAAAGAATATTAAGAAGTTCAAAAATCTCTTCTGAGAATCTGCGTGTACTTCTCTAATATAACCATCACCTGCCTCTGACCAATCTATATGAGTAAACATTTTTTGATTTGATATTAACTCATCTGTTAAAGTACATCCCCAATGTTCCATAGAAGCTTGGAATTTCTGTTTAAAGTAGTTTAACATTTCATCTGAATCTATGTAATTGTGAAACTCATTCCATGTTGTTGTAGATTCTAACCACTTCCAAGTATCTGGTTGACTTGCACTATTTGCGATTTGTCTACGACCACCCATAACAGTATTTGCCTTTTCTTCTATGAGTTTACCTGGCCATTCCTTAACCAAATTATTAAAGATGTCTTGTTCAAAACAATCATCAATGACTATATAGTCATATGGATAATTGTATACTCTTGCATTATTAAAGTTAATCATATTTCTCGTATATTTTCTCTTCGAAAAATTCTGAGTTTAACAAGTGATTAATTTCTTTCTTTTCTGCTGCCCTTCTATCATTAGTATAATATACTGCTCTTGCCAACTCAATAAACTCTTCATCAAATTTATTGTCTCGTTCTTTTAGTCTAACTGAGTCTTCGATGACCCACATTTCACCATTAGTTTTTAATAACCTTTGGTAAACTTCTTTAAGTTCATCACCACCTGCTTCCCAAAATGGTTTCAACTTATCTTGTAAATAATTTAGTTCATTTGTAATATTAGTTTTTTGAACTGAATCATTAACATTTTTTAATTTTATTTCAAGGATTGATAACTTATCAAATGCGTCACCAATCGGTGTTTTAATCTCTATTGCCATAGTTCTTTATTTTTTTAGCACCTTCTTCTATTAACATTTTTTTAATACCATCTTCTAAATATACAAAATTTTTATGAGATACACAACTTTTTAGTTTAGAAAGTGATGGTCGTCTCCATTTAGTATCGTTACCCCATGCTTCCTTGTATTTCTTTTTATATTTTTTACCCATGATTCTGTGAATAGTTTTAGCTAAATCTTTGATTCTAACTTCTTCATCAAATCCAATGTTTATGATTTCGTTATCAACTTTTTCAATAATCTGAGATGCCATTTCTGCGTGGTCTGTTACATAACAAAAAGACCTTGTTTGATTACCATCACCATGTAGATAAAACTCTTCGCCTGATTGTACTCTTTCTATAAATTCAGGTATTACTTGACCATACCCATTTGTTGCCATTCTCGGGCCGTAAGTATTAAATGGTCTAAGAATCACAAAACTCTTTCTTTTCTCATTTGCCCACAACCTTGTCAAGAACTCACCCATACCTTTTGAGGATGCGTATGAATCTCTATCTGCCAATGGATGTAGAATCATTGCGTCATCTTCTTTTGTTGGTATCGATGGAGTTGGTCCATAAATTTCAGATGATGATGCGTATACTACTTTTGTTACTGAAGGTGTACATGCGTTCAATACATTCTGAGTCATTAAGATATTATTGTTACATACTTTAAATGGTATATCATAAAAATACCTTGTACCATTTATTGCAGCGTAGTGAACAACTATTTCAAATTGTTGTTCTTCCATAAACTTTTTAATTGGTTCTTGGTAAACCAAATCCATCTCATAAAATTTAAAGTTTTCATGACTTGGTAAGTTATCTATTTTGCCTCTAAAAAAGTTGTCTACTCCAACAACCTCGTGACCTTTATCTAATAAACTATCACAAAGATGTGAACCTAAAAATCCTGCTGCACCTGTAACTAATATCTTCATTATATTTCGTATCTCATTCCTTTAGGAACTTTTTTAACAAATTTGTCGTTTTCTTCGTCAATGAATCTGAATATGTCTACATCAATATCGTATTTTTTACATAGAACTTTCATTGCCTTTGTGTCTTTAGGTAAACACATACCACCATAACCACCAAACTCTTTATTTACATTTAGATAGTGACCTTCACCAACTCCATGGAATAAAAATGCGTCTTTGATTGCATCATAGTTTGCACCAAAATGTTGTGCTACTTTATGGAATGAGTTTGCAAATGTGATTCTCATCGCTTTGTAAGTGTTTGAGAAGTACTTCATAAGTTCGGCATCAATGATTTTGACTTTTACTTTGTGAAATGGTAGTGAACCATGACTCTTTACAATCAAATCATAGTTTTCATCACTATCAGTACCAACAACTAAAATGTTATTGTTGTATACAAAGTCTTCGTATGCACATCTTTCTCTTAAGAATTCAGGCACAAAACACATATTAAGATTTGGATATTCTTTTCTTAATCTATTTGTTGTACCAGGTTCAATTGTACTTTTCAATGCTACAAGACCTTTATACTCCAAGTCATTTAATTGTTTTATTACACTATTAACTGCCGTTAAATCACATTCATCATTTGCACCTGTTGGAGTACCAACGGTAATAAAGTTGATTTCTGTATCTAATGTATCTTCTATTGAAGTCTCAGGTATTTTGATATCGTAACCAACCACCTCGTGTCCGATGTATTCAAATCCTTTTGATATTGCAGAACCTACTGCTCCGATTCCGATTACTCCTAATTTCATTCCCATATGTAATTCCATTTTTGTTTATGCCACTTATTTTCTTTAATGTATTTTATAATATCATGATGTACCATCTTTGTATCAAAATAGTGTGGCTTACAATATAAATGACCAAAGAGTGGAACTCCACTCGTTACTGAATCTGCCATATTCATAAAACTTCCTTCATAAACATGGATTTCTTTTGCGTTCTGTAATACTTTTCTGTAATCCAATATATGTCCTGCTCTACCATCAAGGTTTATCACAGGTAAATTTGGATTCATAAAATGTTTTCTGTTAATACCAATCATTGGACGATTCATATTATCAAGTGGTCTTTCATGTACGATTATGTAATCTTTACCATGCGTTTGAACCAACTCATTATATAATCTATCCTCTTCATTTACATCATAATCCCAAGTTAAATCTCGCCAACTACTATGTTCAACACCATCTTGAAATTTTAATCCTATATGTGGTGCGTGATATTCATGAGGACAAGTGCCTGTTGATAGGTTTGGTGTCTCATTGTATAGTTTTTCAAATAACCAATTTAGTCTTGGTACTTGTATGTATACTCTATCGTATTCTTTACAATACTTTTCTTTAATTACTGATGAGAACATTAAGCCATCACCAACTCCACCTGCGTGTCCTATTGTTATTGCTTCCATTAACTTAACATTTTTTCAACGATTTCGATATCTGATGGATAGTCAACTGCGTGTGATACATTGTCCACCATTACCATTTTTACTTTATGTCCCATCTCTATAAATCTATCAATCTCAATGTCTTCCTCAAATTCGAGTGGTGTCTTTTTACCATAATCGGCAAAGTCTTTTAGATGTTCTCTATTGAATCCGTAGATACAAACTTGTTTCATTGGATTACTGGTCTTACCCTGTTTTGTTCCTGGGAGTGGACTCCTTGAACACCAAATTAACTCATCATTTAGATTTGTAATTACTTTTGGTATCTTTGGGTCTTCAATCTTTTCGTGAGGATTCAAATATGCCATACAATTTATAATATGGTCAGGGTTATCAATCTTAGCTTGAATAACTTTATCAATATCGTTTGCTGATAACATAGGTTCGTCACCTTGGACATTGATGATAAAGTCTGCGTCTATTTCCATTGCCGCTTCTGCTACTCTATCTGTACCCGTTGGACATTCGTCTGAAGTTAAGATTACTTTTAAACCATTGTTTTTTGCAACATCAACAATTTCTTCGTTTTCTGTTGCGATGTAAACATTATCTTTACCCACCATCGAGTTTTGACATAGTTCAGCAACCCAAAGAATCATTTCTTTTCCATTAATCATCGCAAGAGGTTTTCCAGGGAATCTTGATGATTTGTATCTTGCGGGGATAACTATCGCAACCTTTGGGTCTAAGACCCCATCAAGTTTTTTATTATCAAATGACTTCGATTCAGGTATGTCAAGTAATACATCTTCTATCCTATTAGGATGTAAGAACGATTGTTGTAAGTTCTGAGGATACAATGGGTGAATGTGTTTCAATCCACTAACCATATAGTTGTGTGTAAAACCCCATTTGTATTTTTCCATCAAAGGATTCATCCAATCAGAAATAACTTTTTGTAAGGGTTTACAATTGTATTGTGTCTTATCACCCCAAAGAAATTTTGTTTGGTCTTTTGCGTATTGTAGGTAAGTTACAAGTTGTTCTGTTTTAACATTTCCGACACCTCTACCCATTCCAAGTAAAGTACCATCTAACCAAAGTGCCCCTTCGGATTCTGCGGCAAGACAATTGGCGAATGCAAGTCCAAGGTTATCGTGTGTATGAATCCCAATCTTCGAATCACCTTCGAATAGTTCTACAATCTCTTTTGTTCTATCAGGAGTCAATGCTCCATATGAATCAGCAAAGTATAATGATAGTGGTTTTAATTCACCCATATCATTTACGAAAGTATTTATTTCACTATCATCCAATAAAGATATACCCATCAGATTTACTATCAATTCGTAATCCTTTGATTGGATATATTTACCGATTTCGATTGCGAGGTCTAACTCCGAATACTTTATCGCGAGACGACAAATATCGAATGGTGAATTTTCCCCATCATGGATAACATCATCAATCAATGAGAAATCTACTTCATTACCTTTTATGAAATCCTTTGCGTCAATCATAAACGCAAGTTTGAGGTTTACTGGCTTTCTATTGTCCAATACATCCCAAATGAACCTATCGTTACACTTACGATATTTACCACCCTTAACAGGCGATTTGTAACCCATCTCCATTACTCCGACTCCCGAAAGGTCAAGGGCTTGTACTAAGTCTCTGACCATCTGAGTGTCAAAGTTCCAATTGGTGTAGTACCCACCATCTCTTAATGTACAATCTAATATCATAGGAAATTTGTTAAAATTTTCTTTCGACACACGAATCGTTCCCAAAATGTGGGTTACACGAGGGTGTCATAATAGTCGTTTTGTTTTACTTGTTTTTCTATATCTTTGTGATGGAACAATGATAGTTCCTCAACCCAAGGTAAATTAGAAATCGTGTCATATCCATCGAGTTTCTCGTGTACCTTATTTATCCAACGAATGGAGTCTGATTTTTTATAAACTCTCCATTGTGGGTCTGGCCAATTTACTCGACCCTTATCATCAACCTTCCACCCCCACTTCTGAATGTACTCATCGGTTAACCCATCTACCAAATTTACTCTTGGTACAAGAATCACATCAACACCATTCATTTCAAGGATTGCTGGAAGGTTTTCAATCAATTCATTATTAGGGATTTCATCTGCGTCAATCTGAAAGATGTAATCACCATTACATAAATCTGTTAATTTGTTTTTCCAATTTGCGAAGTGTCCATCGAACTCACCACTATGCCATGAGTAAGTCGGATTTACTGATTTTGCTCTGAGGTATTCTTCTACTTTTGTATCACCATTCTTAGAATCGTATAGAACTACGATTTCATCTTCGTCTCTGATATTGTCTAATAGGTAAGGTATTAGTTTTTGAATTTCTACCAACTCATTACAAACTGTAATTGCGTAACTTATTTTCATACTTTATTTTTATAATCCTACGGGTGGAGTATCTTGTGTGGTCTCCAAATCCGTATCGTCCTTTCGAACTTGTTCTTGTTGTCTTCGTTCTGACCTTGATGCTACTTTATCAAATACACCATAGTCATAGTTATAAATTGTTATCTGACCTACATTCTTTTCAACCAAAGTTCTATAACCATTTTGAAGGTCTTTGTTCTTTAGTTTAGAAGTGTAGAATTGTTTAGAGTTAACTTCTACTCTCAATTTACTCAAATCTAACTTTTTAATTTGAGGAGTAGTACTTGTTACCTCATTCAAATCCTCTGCAAGTTTAGTAAACTTGTCGGGTGCACAATCTTTTAAATCTAAACAATGAAAGTAATTCTTGAATTTAGGTTGTAAGATAAAGACAAACATATCTCTCTGAGAGTTGTCTCGTTTCTTATACCTAATCTTTGCAACCATACCTCTTTCTAATTTAGTCTTAGAAACTCTTGTAGGGTCTGTTAATTTACTTCTATGTCTACTTGTAAAATCTGGCATTACTTTTTCTTCAATTTAGGTAGTTTCAATCCAACTTGAGTAGGACCTTCACCAACTTTATATTGTGTTAACAACTCACCTAACTTCTCTGTCATCTTATCTTGAGTAAAGTTAGTTTTTACATAATGTCTGTTTTTACGAGACATTACCACTGCTTTTTTGTAATTGTTATAAACTGTTTTTAGAACACCACCTGCTTGTTGATGGTCAATCTTGAACCATTTTGCTTGTTCAAGAATCCATTTGTTTGCAGCTGATTTATGGACATTCTCTAATTTACCACCCACTAAAAAGTTATATTCTTTATTTAAGAAATCTACATGACCACTCCAAGCTGATGCTATAATTGGTTTACCACTAACACATGCCTCAAGTAATGGTCTACCGAATCCTTCACCATGAGTAAATGATACATGAGATTTTACTTTTGGATGGTTGTATACTGAATTCATTTCTTCATCAGTCAAATCACCATCTAAAATATAAATATTAGGAAAGTTAGTTCCACCAATTCTATTTTTACATCTTTCAATTGTTTTTCTTAGTCGATGTATATTTGATATTGATGGTTGTCCATTATTAGTTTTTAGAACCAACGCAGGTTTAGTTTTGTTTTTAAAAGATGTTCCCTTAAATGTATTCAAAAATACTTTTACTAATGAATATATGTTTTTTCTATCTTGACCATCTGCGCCTGGTAACCAATGACCCACAAATAAGAAACAAAAGTTTTCTGGTATTTTGTCAAATACTTTTTTAACAGTATTGTTTATAGGTGCTTTATTGTCAAAAACCTTTGTGTCAAATCCCTCGAATAAAACTTCAACAGGTTTTTCTAATTTCAACTCACCCATTTTTTGTTTTGTCTGGTCATTGAGTTTATCATAAACTGCCGATAAAGTTCTTGCTGAATGTTCTGACGAAACCATAGTTAAGTCCATTCTATTACACCCATCGATAAATTCTGCAGGCGCATCTGATGTTTCGATAACTGCTGATACACCAATATTAAAATGACCTACTGGTTGAAACTCTGATGGAATTGTCATTTGAATCCAAATATCTGGCTTCGATTCCATTTTAGGACTGATTCTTGAAGTCAAATCCGAATCATCAGGTGTCAATGCGTTGATAGGAGTTTGTCCCCATCGTTGAGACAATATTCTAATGTCCCACTCATCACCCTTTAACTGAATTAATGACCTTACGAAATCTCTACTTCTTGCACCATAACCACTTCTTGTAGCTATTGGACAACTAATTACACATACTTTTTTCATATCTTGTAAATATCAAATCTTTGTCTTGGTTTCCAATTTTCAAAACAAGTATCAATTGCTTCAATAAATTTCTCACCCATTGTTTCGGCTGCCATATCACCTGCACCCATAATAAATTCATGTCCTTTCATACCTGCGGATGTACACTCATCCCTACCCTTACTATACCATTTATCTATTGCCGAACCGATGTCTTTATAAGAACATCTATCATCAAATATATAAGGAGTAACGGGTGACCCTTGTAGTGAACGATTAGAAGGCCAGATTGGTTCAACCCATTCACCCCAAGTCAGTTCGTCTATAATTGGATTATCTTTATCGTGTAAAGAACCAATCTCAACATAATCATCTCCAGTTAAGAACTCACCATTTAGTTTAAATCCACATTGGTCTTGCAATCCACCTGTAACATTTACAATGATAGGAGTACCTGCTCGTAATGCTTCACAAGAACCTAAACCAAACCCTTCGTTTGATGCGACATTTAATACCACATCACATGAGTTATAAAACATATTTAATGCTTCCGTACTTAGTTTTCCATCTGAAAACTTTACATCACAATTTTTTACATTCATTTTTACCAATTCAGGAAGGTCTGTACCATTATCATCAATTGGATTTGTATGCATGAACAATAGTACTTTTTTGTTTGGGTGTTTCTTTGCAAACTCTTCTACTCCTAAAACAACATCACCTGGAACTTTTCTACGAATGTTTCTGTTACACCATCCGAGAATAAAGTCATAATCATTAATACCACATTCTTCTTTGTATGCTATTAAATTAGTATCTGTATCTGATAGTGGTTTGAATAAGTTAGTTACTCCATGTGGAATATACTTGAAAGACCAATCTCCTCTGTCTTCACCATACCAATCCATTACTCTTTTGTTAATACCATATGTTTGTTTGGATATACCTAACAACAAGTCACAACTTGCGTAAAATGGTGCATTCCAATGTGGGTCAGGTAATGAGTCCCATATATTGTAATACATGATTGGACAAATCTGTCTAACCTCATTTTCCATATCATACAACCATCCCCAAAATCTTGGGTCAGTAAAGTGTAGTATTGCGTCTGGTTTTTCTACATTCAATAATTCTCTTAAAACTTCAGGATTACCATAACTTGTATGGGCGTATATCTTTACAGATGCGTCTTCTATGCCTGTAAGTTTTCTAACATCATCATCTAAAATGAATTGTTTACCATGGTCGGGATGCTTTAATGCAGCCCCCAATTGTACCCAATCATATTTGTGTACTGTTGATAGTACGATTTCTTTTGATTGTGTTGCAATCCCACTATGTAATCGTAAATCATCGGAAAGTAAAAGTATCTTTGGTTTCTTAACCTTATTCTTAGATACCTTCTTTAGTTTTGGTAGTTCTATGCTCATTCTATAACTTCTTCTTAATTTATTTAACTATAAATATACAAAAAATATTTATTAAATCCTATTATAATCATCATTAATTCTAACGATATCATCTTCACCGAAATAGGTTCCAGTTTGAACCTCTATAAACTCAACGGGTTCATCCGTTTCATTCCATGCTCTGTGTTTTGCACCTAATGGTATTCTGATAGTTTCACCATATTTTCTGAATACCTTTTCATCATCCAAAACAATTGTTAACTCACCTTTTATAATTGTCCAACATTCTTGTCTTTTGTGGTGATACTGATAAGATAGTTTTTGATTTGGATTTACTGTAATTCTTTTTACTTTTGTTGTAGGGTCATCTAATAATACTTCATACTTTCCCCATGGTCGAGTTTCAGTTAAGATTCCTCTAGCAGCTATTGATTGGTTTGATTCTAATTTACTCATTGTACAAAACTTGCTTTTTTACTCCATCTATTTAGTAACCTACTAAAATGGTTAAAGTCTTTTCTTGTTATTTCACCAAAGTATATTATTCTATCTGAATTATGTACTATACAATCGTACTGATGAAGTGGTTGTGTTGGATGATATGGTTTATCATAGTAATCATCGTCCATTCCACTATATAAAGTACTTGATGTATGTGCTGCGTTATATTCGATATACTTTAGATTCATTTCTAACGCATATTTTCTAACCCACTTCTCTACACCATTCTTTTTACCTCTCGTGATAATTGTTAAATCCTCACCAAATTTTTGTTTGAGTTTAAAGATTGCTTCTTTAAGTTCACCTCTATTTTCGTACTTCTCATCCCCTATCAGAGCTACCTTCATTTTTATTAAGTGTGTTTCGTACCTTTTTCCAATACCTTTTAGTTTGTTTCTTTTGTAATCCCTTCGGACCACCATTCCAACACCTTGCGATTTTCTCATATGAACTTTCTTTGTGATAATAATCTACAAATACATAAAACATTTCAATAGACTTTTCTCTATTCCATCTGTCATCAAGTGTATAAAATCTATTATCATCATTTTTGTTTAAAATTCGATTTACATCATTCACCATTATGGGTCTAATCTGTAATACTCCTGCAGCGTTTTCTTTTTTTGCATATGCAGTTGGATTACCCTCTGATTCTACCCACACCATTGCCTCTACCAAATCATCTAAATTTCTTACAATGGGTTTTATTTCATTTTCTACTTTTTCAATTTTAATTTCCTTAATAGGAATCGTGTCAATTTGTTCTATTGGTTGTTCGTTGTTATTTACCGAAGAACATAGTAATCCGACTAATACTATTGAAAGATTTCTCATACAAATTTTATTCGTTCAACTTTGGGACATAATTCACTATCCTTAAAAGGACAATACTTACAACTTTTCTTGTTTTTACCCATCGTAGCGGGAAAGTCCCCTTCTGTGTTGTAAGAACCATCATCGTTAAAAGCGTTGTCGATAAACTCATCAAAACTTTTTACAATCTTATTTAATGTTGGTTTTCCATGTGATGGTACAAATTCTTGTACTCGTTTCTGAGCAAACATAGCTTCTTCCCATAACTTCCTCTTAACTATAAAGTATCTAACCTGTATCTTGTCTAAAGGATATCCATATTGTTCAGCGAAAAACTTCTTGTACAATACTAATTGAGCAGTTTTTGTTTTATCTGCTTTTTGCCATTTGTTCCAACCTTTTGTTGAGGTTTTGATATCCCAAATTTCTATTGTATTATCTGCAAGATTCTCAAATACTAAGTCAAGGAATCCCTTCATCATAATATTTTCATTAGAATCGGATGCTGGGTAGTATATTGGTAACTCAACTCCAACTAATTTCATAGTCCTTGTTGAGAAGTATGATGCTCTATTCTTACGAAGGAAATCCAATATCTGAACACCATCATCGTAGAATTCATTCATTTGGTCTTTTGTGGTGAACTTGACACCATAGACTGCCATCATCTTTTTGTACTCCTTAGCCATCTCTTCTAATAGTAGAGATTCTAAGTCCATTTCATTTGCTTTAACTGCCGACTCGTTGTACATTACTTGTAACCACGATTGAATTGTCTCGTGCATCGCAGTACCAAATACAAGGTGAATAGATGGGTCAAAGTCTTTGTGACCATCCATATAGGTCAATTTCCATTGTTTTGGACAATTAGCCCACATCGTATATTGAGAATACGAAACTTTAACATCACCCTTCTTTTCTTCATGAACAGGAAAGTTAAAGATATTTGATACCATAGATTTTTTCATACACTCTAATATACGACAATTTGACGAGAATGCCAAATTTTAATGTTATTAAATTGTTAAGTTTTTACTTAGCCCACTTCTTTCTTTGGACTATCTGAGAGATAATTCCATATACACTCAAATCTTCGTAAGTGTCTTGGATATTCTCACCAACCTCATCGGGTTGACCTAATACAACTAATTGCTTTAGTCTTTGGATTTTATCGTTTTTTCTAAACCATAAACCAACTAATGATAGTTTGATATCTTCGTCTGATTCTAAATTAGTTCCAACCGATATATTACCTGGCCCATAGTTTCTTTGTTTTTTACAAAATGTTTCATACATTTCATCTAAAATCTTTTGGAACTCTGATGTAGTTTCTGGGTATAATCTTTCACAATATTCTACTGCGTTTTCTTCTACATTTCTTTTTTCAGTTCTCTCACCCTTCCACTCTACTTTATTTTTTCTGTCTTTTATTACTTTAGCCATTTTTTTATTTCTTTTTTATCTAACCCATATTTTAACAATATTTCAGTAATATTGTCTTTACTAAGTATTTCAAGATAGTCTCTGACTTCTCTTTGTGATACTGAGTAGTACTTTGCAAGATACTCCAACACATTGGAATTATACTTGTCATCTTTTTTACCTTTTATGTATTTGTCAAAAGACCTTTTCTTTGGTAAAAAATCAAGATACATTTTATAAACATCTCTTGGACTGAGTTGACCAATAGTAAACTTTTGTAGCTCGTTAACCAACTCCAATAATCCCATATTCATAGACAAAAACCTATTGACCATAAATGGTTCAAAGGTTTTTTTATCCATAACTGACAGACTATCCCAAGAAGTTTTTGACTCCTTAAGTCCAGATAGATGTTGAAATAATGTCTTAGCCTTCTTGGTTGTCGCCATCAATTAGTTCTTTCGGTGTAAATTTAGGATGAACAGTTCCACAATTGTTACACAATACAACAGGTATTGGTAACATTGATGCTACACCATTTGGTGATTGTACTGCTGGTACTTCTTTATACATTGTTACTTCGTCAAAAAATATCCCACCACACTCAGGACAACTTACTGTCTCTAATTTTCTTGGGTCAAGTTTTAATTGAGGTTGTTGTTGTGGGTTTTGTTGACCACCCAAGTTAACAACTTTACCTTTTCCTTTTTTTGCCATAATTTATTTTCCTAATGTCATTAAAATAGTTAATACCATAGCCATCACATTGATTTCTTTATCAACTACCATAGAGTCTTTGTACTGACCCTCGGCTATATTTAAAATAGTGTGTCCGACTTTACCATTTGCATATGAATCTACTTCATCATAAAGTGCTCTATACAATGGTGTAAAGTCTTTCACTTTTGAATCTGCAATAATTTGTCTGATTGTGTTGAACTTTGTTTTCATTTCACCACTATCTTGTAAAACTTTTATTACATCTTCAGTATAGTTCGCCTGAATTGTAGAGGTTGTATCTATTTGTAATTCACCTTTGACAACTTGTCTTTGTGCTGAATTTAGAACTCTACGAATGTCAGGATAACCACTATTGACCAAAATTGCCAACTCTTCTTTTTCAAACTTAACTGATTCCTCATTTAATATATCAAACAATCTTTTTGCCACTTCTTTTTTAGAAGGTGGTGTTATTGCGAATGTTTGACAACGAGATTGAATCGGGTCAATAATTTTCTCTACATAGTTACAAGTTAAAATGAACCTTGTAGATTTACTAAAAGTTTCCATAAGATTACGAAGTGCTGCTTGTGCATTTGGTGTCAAATAGTCAGCTTCGTCTAATATGATAACTTTCCACTTTCTGAAACCCATTGATGATGCAAATCCACGAATCTTGTCACGAACTGCGTCAACTGAGTTTTCATCAGAAGCGTTAATATACATCAAATCACAATCAATCTGATTTGTGATTATCTTTGCGAGGGTAGTCTTACCAGTTCCTGCAACTCCATAGAGTAACAAGTGAGGTACATCCTCATTTTCAATGTATATTTTTACTTTGTCTAATATATGTTGATTACCAACATATCCATCTAATGTATCGGGTCTGTATTTTTCAACCCATAGTGAATTGCTCATCTACCTACTTCTTTTAAATATGTTTCTTTTGCGTTTTCCCAAGTCATTCCAATAATATCCATGTAATACAATGTATCTGGTTTCAACCTATTCTCATCATGTAACTTAGTGTATCTTCTAATAGCTTTCTTCTTCCACCATCTGATTGTGTAATCATCACCTTCTTCGAACTTCTTTTTCATCTTCAACTGACTTTCATCAATCTCGTTTCTTAGAAACTCATTACCATTATCATACATCATTGCGAAGTATACACCTCGTTTAAATCCATGTTGATATTGTGTACTTTTGATTCCCAACTCTTTGAAAATCATAGACAATATTCTTTGTTTGATACCAGATACAGGTCCTTGGATACCTTCCTTTTGGGTTGTAACTCTTTTGTATTCATCAGCATTATGTTCTTTCATCCATTGATGCCAGATATCGTAAAATTGATTATCAGGTTTAGTAGAAACTTTACCTGTCGATTCACCTAATGTTTTGAAATGTGGTATTCCATTATATTGTGAATGGATTCCATAAAGAGAAGTTGTACCAACTGCGATTAGAGTTTGTCCATACTTTTCTTTCCACAAATCTCTGAATGTAGGTGAAGTGGTCAATGCCGAAACAAGTTTACCACCTAAGAAATTATATCCCAAAGGTTGTGTTGCGATGATAGATGTACCAATTGTAGTATGATTTAACTTACCATCTTTAAACTTGTTATCTTTATCCCACCCAATGTATTTATCACGAACACCTAAAGATGTTACATCAGAACCAAGTGAAATTACACCAAGTACTTTACCACTCTTTCGGTCTTTAGCAAATGCTTTTATATTACGACCTGGATTAGCGGTAAATTCCATTGATGAAATACACTTACGAATATCAGTCCACTTTGCCGTTCCTGCAGAATCTACGATTAGTTCAACATAAGGTTCTAACTCTTCAATTTCTTTAATAGTTTGTTCCTTATTTTGAATGTCAGTTGGAGTCCAAATCATATCATAAGACCTTGCAAGACTTGGTTTTCTTGACATAGACTTAGGTAGGTCTGAGTTCCACTCCTGCCACTTTTTATAAAGAGTTTGTTCCTCAACTGGCATACCTGATAGGTATTCCATATTGTCGATGAATCGTTTTCTCTCTACATCATAGTCAAAGACTGGTGCCGCTGGTTCTGTGTCCCAAAATTGCATTACTTAATCTCCACTAAATAATAGTTAGACTTAAATCCATCATTTTCAAATGAAACATGAGCTAATCCATTTGGTGAAATCTTCAATGAAGATGATTTTGCACCCTTGTTAGCATTAAGGATTTCCTTTAAGTACTTAGCTGAGAATGATATTGGTTCTACATCACCATCACACTCACATTCTACATTGATTGAGATTCTGTTAGAGTTAATCTTTGAATAACCTAAGATTACTTCACCTTTGTTACTTTTACAACTAAATGTAAATGTATCTGAATCAGATAATGCACCTTTAGACTTTACGAATTTGTTTACGAAGTCATTGTCCATTTTGATAGTAGATGTAAAATCAGGTAATTGTTTCAAATCTGGAACAACAGGTATTACAGAAAGGTCAGCCAACATATAGTTTACTGAAGTACCTTTATCTGAGAACACAAGTGCTGCGTCACCTTCTTTTACACTAATATCTGAATCTAATACAGATAATAGTCCTTTTAATTGAGAAGTAGTGTAAACACCATACTCTCCAGTTGGAAAGTCTTTGTTATCACTACTTACATTTCCTAATAGGGTCTTATCATCAGAAATGAATTTTACTGACAACCCTGCATCTGTTGAATCAATCTTTACTGATTCTACCTCACCACCCAAATTATATCGAGTAATGAACCCTTCAAACGAGCTTTTTTTCATAATTTACTTTTTACTATTGATTTATTATTATACTAATATACGAAATTTATTTTTAAAATCCAAAAAATTCTGCAGCTTTATTTAGATTTGGGTTTGGTTTTTCCCAATTCATAGCTTTATAGAAGTCATCAAGTTTATTTTCTAACTCCTTTTCCCAAATTCTATCGTAGTCAATATATTGTTCAACGAGTTTTAGAATCTGAGGTGGGTCGTTGTGACCTTTTAGTCCTGTTGTATCCAATCCAAGAGGATTTGTTTTCAAATATACCCATTTAATCTTATCACCATCTTTCATTGGTTCGTACTTATATGGTACTTTATAAAAAGCAAGTAATTGATTATATGTTATTGCTGCCTTCACATGCGCTGGTGAACCTTTTACAAATTCACCTAATACTTGAGTCTTTGTTGTGTACTTACTCATACCTTTGACTGCCGAGTTCTTTGCTATATCAATGAATGGGCGTTCTTCCATATCTTTTTTGTAGTCAAGAATCTTAGTGTCAATTTCTTTTTTATCAACTGACCTTAGTATATCTAATAATACAGTTTTCATTACTTCTTTAAAATATGTTGGGAATGAACTTCGTTTTACATCCAATCCTTTTACATCCAACTTATCACAATCAACTTCATTATCATTAATAATCCATTGTGCGTATCGTTTCTTTGAGACCCAAAACCCACCCTTAGCGATTGTTTCTTGTTTTATATCAAATTTATGAGTATCGATATTAAATAACTTTTTTGACATCGTGTCATAAACTTTATTGATATGACCTTCGACTTCTTTTGCTGCGGATATAATCGCAGGAATCATTTCTTCATCCGACTCTTCATTAAGTTCTGGATTACGAGCTTTTACTAATGGTGCTGCTTGATAAAAAACAGAATCAGTATCGGTATAAACATTGTAGTCATCTTCTTTTCCTATTACTTTTGAATAATATTGATTTGCAATTAATTCGGTTGTTTTAATTACAGTTTGACCTGTAATCGTAGTTGCTTCTGCATTATCTACATCGTAGAATCTGAATGATGGTAATCCCAACACTCCATATAAAGAGTTCAACATAATCTTTTGTACTAATTGTCGTTTACCATAAAACTTATATTGTGCATCGTTACCCTCTTTACCATATTTTTTCATCAAGTCTTTGTATTCAACTCGTTTGTCAAACCAAACACTTAATATTTCAGGTATAACTCCAACTTTATCTGTTCTATATAAAACACCATTTGCAGCAACAGAGTATCTATTCTTTTCAATAAACTTTAGAAATTTATCTTTAGGTAGTGGTGGAAACTCATTACCCTCATCATCCAAAATAGAGTAAGTATCAATCTTACCTCTCATATGGTCTTCTGCTACATAATTCTTAAGTTTACCAATCTTAGTTTCAGGTGAGATATTGATACTCATAATGATTGATGGATATAGTGATGTTAAATCCAAATCATAAACCCATTTGTAAAGACCAGGTTTTGGTTCTTTTACATATGCGCCTGTAAACTTCCCTTCACCATCAGACCCATCTGCGTTTCGTTTCTTTCTCCATGGTTTATTGGGTGCTACCCTACCACTCCTTCTAAGGAATGTAAGAATAGCTCCCTCTAACCATTTAGATGAAAACAGAAAGTCTTCGTAGAACACATGACCTGTATGACATATTGCCCTTGCTAAGTCAATGAATTGTAATTTCTTATCCAAGTCAACTACCAACTCAACATCAACTAAGTTATACTCAATAAACTTTTCAATATCATCTCTGAATAGTTGGTCTAAGTTTCCTTCATACTCAATCTTACCTCGACCTAACTCAATTGTTGCAACAGTATCTAATCGATAGTTGGGTAGTTCTGTAAAGTTATAACACTTATATAAAGCGAGATAATCTAATGCAGATACTCCTGCAATAATATATCTGTTTCTGTACTTGTTGTATGATACTTTACCAATTGGTGATAATTGATTTGCATATTGTTGACCGAATAGTAGTTTATATCTATTGTAAAGATATGTAACATCAAAGAAATCAATATTCCACCCCGTTACAATAGTTGGATTTATCTCTCTCCACTTGGACATAAACGCTGATAATAATCCCTCTTCAGTATCAAATGATTCTACCTTTGCACCTTTGATTGTTTTATCAATCTTTTCACCTTTGTTAACTACATAGACAAAATAGTCATTTGTAATTGAGTCATGTGCTGCGATTGAAGTAATTGCGTTACTTGCAGTTTCAATATCAGGCAATCCACTATTCATTTCAACCTCAATATCAAATGTTAGAATTGTATGTCCTGTTGATAGTTCGTCTGAATCACCATACTCATCAATTAGAAACCTCGTCATTTCATTGACATCAGACTCATATAATTTTAAGTCATCATCTTGTTTCCAATAATTTAATTTCTTAAGTCGTTCACCATGAATGGATTGATGTGCTCCATTACCATCTCTTACATAGGCGTACCTACGATACTTAGATGTAAAGTAACCTTTTTCATCATCCCAACAATGGATGATAGACTTTTCTTTTTCGAAGAATACATTTTGATACATATGTTAAATATACGAAATTATTTTGACTTTACCAAAAGTTAACTGCGTTTTCTGGCGTATAAGTTTCATGTTTTTCAATAGGTGGTAAAAACTCCTCAGGGTCTTTTGGATACGGACTTGTTTTATGTTTTAACATCTTACTAAGTTTTCGTTTCTCAGATTTGTTTTGACCTAAGATTTGAATGTACCTATGTTTAGGTGCTTCTTTCTTTCGCCAAAAACATGATTTGTTTTGTTTACCTATTTCTGTTTTTAAGTGTTCTACATTATGTGAACCCCATTTTGAGAATACAGTTCTCGAATGAATCCAATTGTAAGGATTTTCAGTTAGTGATACTGAATAGTTTGGCATTAGTTGTATATCACGACAATCTTGATATAACCAATTAGTTGCTTGGTAAATGCCACCGAGGTGTAATTGTTCAGGGTCTGCGTAACTCAATAACATCTTAATATTTGGTGCATTTTCTCTCATCCATTTAAAAGACTGACCCATTGAGTATGATTCTACATTTGAACCATATCCATCGTGTATAAACAATCTTGTCAATTCTAAACACTCATCTTTTTCTAAACCATCAATTACAGACTTAATCGCTGAACGACCTACGGGATATCCATATACCAAACAACCAATTAGTTTTTCACTACCAAAAAACTCACCATCACCCTTGTAATACACACCAAGTGCGTATCTACACATTGTCCATGCGTGAGAGTAGTGATACTTTACTATCATATGTTTTGCAACACTTTTATTGATTTCTCTGATTGAAACCTTTGAAGCGTCTACATAATGTTTATTAGGTTCTTTCAATTGGTTCTAATTTTTTTATTTCTTCTTCAAATAACTCACTCTGTTTAGGATATGGTAGTGAAGGGTATTTTAAACTCTTTAATATACGACTTTTTTTTGACTTATCCAAAATATAAATGTATCGATGCTTTCTTGGTTCTTTTTTAATCCAAAAAGTTTTACCAATTACCTTTTGTATTTTGGTGGGGTTATTAGTTCCATAATATGGAAATATTGTTCTACCATGCTGCCACTCCCCATTTTCTTCAAACTTAAATAACCAACTATCATTTGGTCTTATTCTATTTCCTTGGTATACCCAATTAGTTGACTGATATACAGTTCCTAAATGACCTGCTTTTGGGTCTGAGTATGAAATCAATCCTTTAATGTGTTTTGCGTGGGTTTTTAACCACTTAAATGTTTGACCTACAAACCAACTTTCAATGTTACATCCGTATCCATCAAATACAAATAATCTTGTGAGTTCTAATACTTCTTTTCTATCCAATAACTCTGATATTGATTGACCAGAGTGTCTTCCGATTGGGTCACCATATGTTGCAACACCGATTAACTTATCTGTCGATGAAAAGAAAGAGTGTGAGTTATCCTCAATATACAATCCCAAACAATAACTAACCTTTGTCCATATACCACTATAATGGTTCTTTATGATAATGTCCTTTGCTACTGATTTTGAGATAGGTCTTACGGATAACTTTGAAATATCTGTATACTCTTTCCCTTTAATTTTCATTGATACTCGTTAAACTCACCAAATAGTAAGTGTTTCCAAGTTTCACCTCTAACAATTTTTCTTATGTTAGCAGGTGACACTCCATTGTTTCTTGCCAATACTCTAATATTACGATGACCCACTTGCCATAATTTACGAATAGACCTTACTTGTCTTTCCGTTAATTTATGTTGTGGATGTAATTCACCTCTTAATGCCATTCTAAATCTTTTCACTAATATACGAAATTTATTTTAATTTTCCAAAATTATATCACCACTTTTCAATCCACTTGGTTCAATATCCCATAAATTGATTGCTATTGCGTGTCTTGTACCACGAGTAACTTTAGTAACTCTATGTGGATGGGCGCCTGCAGGGAATATAACCAGTCTATTATACTTTGGTTCTAATCTTTCAGGTTCACCATCTTGACCATGTGGATATATTTCAAGATAACCACCATCAATATCATTTTCCCAAGGATAGTAAACTGTTCCAATTATTGGTGTAATAATTTCGTTTGTTCTCCAGTAATGTGCTTCGTCTTTGTCAAAATGGAATGGTAGTTCATCCTTTTCTTCAAACTCCGAGTAAATGCCTGTCCAATATTCGAATCCTGTAATACTTAATGGTTCGTATGGTGAGTTCTCACCCCAAATGTATTCTATCAACCTTTTTTTAAGTGTATCGGTAGGTGAATTCCACCAACCATCCCACCACATATAACTTTTATCATTAAAAAATGTGGTGTCATTCTTTAAATCATTCAATAGACTTTCGTCTTTTATAAAATCATCTATTACTATCATAAACTTTCTACTTTCTTAAGTGCGGATGCGATTACTTGATGCATATCATAGTATTTGTACTCTGCCAACCTACCACCAAATATTACTTTATCTTGACCATCCGCAAGTTTTTTATATTTGTTATACATCTCATTGTTAATTTTATCATTTACAGGATAATATGGTTCTACCCCTCTTTCGTAAAGTTGTGGATACTCCCAACTAACATAAGTTCCTTTTTGATTCTGATTATCAAAATGTTTATGTTCTATGGTTCGAGTATAAGGTGTTTCTGAATCCGTATAGTTCATTAATGCACATCCTTGATAATTATCTTTTGATTTATACATTTTATGCATCCAATGTAAAGACTTGTATTCTAAGTCACCATATTTGTAATCGAAGTACTTATCAATCGGACCTGTATAAATTACCTTATCACCCATATCATCCCAAAAGTCTTTTTTATCAAAATAATCCGTTTCTGTAAATACTTCAATATCTTCTAACAACCTTTCAAATATCTGAGTGTATCCACCAATTGGTATTCCTTGATATTTGTCATTGAAGTAATTGTTATTATATGTGTATCTTACAGGCAATCTTTTGATAATTGACTTTGGTAACAACTTAGCTGGCTTCATCCATTGTTTTTGGGTATAACCTTTTATTAACTTTTCGTAAATGTCGTCACCAACAAGTGCTTTCGCCTGTTCTTCTAAATTAGTTGGAGTATCCTTAAATCTTTGTGATTCAATCCTTTGTTTTGCTCCTTCGGGTGTCGTTACACCCCACATTTTGTTGAATGTATACATATTGAAAGGTAACGGATATATTTCACCCTTATAGTTTGCAACTATATTCAATTGGAATTGGTGAAAATCTACAAACTGATTTATCCAATGCCAAACCTTATCATTATTTGTATGAAATATATGTGGTCCATATTTGTGTACATGAATACCTTCTATTTCTTCGGTATAACAATTACCACCTATGTGGTCTCGTTTTTCTAATACAAGAACCTTTTTACCTTTTTCTTTAAGTTCGTATGCACATACTGCACCAAAGAATCCAGAACCTACAATAATGTAATCGTATTTAGCCATTCAATCCTCTTAATGCTTTAGTATGAAGTTCTTTTGGATATTCACTTGTATCGTAATATGCGGTATCCTCTATTATAAACTGAAGATTTGGGAATGGGTTTTTTCTGTTTAAATCTACTAACATTTTAGTACATTGTAACGCTTTACTAAAGTGTTTTCGTTCCAAGTATATTTCTGCTAATCTGGCATATGATTCATTTCTGGCGTGACAAAACTCAACACTTTTATTCAACCACTCTATTTGTTTATCAATTTGACCTATCCACTTGTATGCAGCTGCTATTCCAACACAACACCAATAAGAAAATTCATCTCTTGTAGATGATACTAAATTATTCTCTTTATACTCTGGATTTACTTTATACAGATATTGTTCAAAATAAAATATACATCGTCTTGCAAACTCTTCCCTATGGTCTTCACCAAATGGAAAATTATCACCAAGTGTATCGTGATAGGATTTTGCTATGTAGAATAAATGATAATTATCTTCTAAGACTTTATTGTTTGGGACTACATCAAGTTCTAAGTTTAATGCATCTTTTAAAAACTTCATTGGTTGTAACCAAGTTTGTCCATCATTAGTTAGAATGTGTCTAAACTTTTTGTCTAATGGTACTCGTTGAAATTCTTCACCAACATCATCTCTATCTAAATAAATTGTCTCATGCGCTTTTTCTGGGTAGAATGCCCATGGTTCTTTTGCATTCCATAACCAAGTTCTAAAATACTTTACACCTGGCCCTTGACATGGTACATTGAAACTCTGAATCGATGTATCGTTAAATACGGACCAATCAAAATCATCATCTACTTGTAATTGTTCATCTGCATCAACTCTAAGTATCCAATCACACCCATGGTCTGCACTTAATGCAGTTTTTATACAATGGTCTCTGTTTATTCCATGACCCTTCCACCAATCTAATTGATATAAGAAACCAGGTATTCCTTTAGCTTCAAAGAAGTTCTTAATTATATCTTGTGTTCCATCAGTTGAACCATTATCTTGAATAACCCAATAGTCGATATACTCGTAAACACTCTCTAACATCCTTGTGATGACATGAGCTTCGTTATTTACCATCGTGTTAAAACAAAACTTTGCAGTAGTGTTCTTCATAACTTATTAATTGTTTTTATGCAGATAGATATTCGTTTACAGGTTTTACACCAATGTGTCTTTTTACTTCAACTCCACCTTCTAATAACACAACAGTCGGTACACTTCTGATTCCGTACTTTTGTGCAAAGTCTGGTTGTTCATCTACATTTATTTTATTTACAGGAATAGTATTCCCCACCTGCTCCATTACGGGACTCAACATTTTACATGGACCACACCATGGTGCTGAAAAGTACAAATATTCTTTCATTACTTACCTTTTTTTAATTAACCATCGCAGGATACACAATCGGGGTCTAATGCTCGTGCTGCGATATCACCACGAAGGACAGATTCCGTTCTCATATAATATAAAGTTTTGATTCCTTGTTTCCATGCTTCTAAAGTAACTTGATTAATCCACTTTGGACTTGCTTCAGATGGAAATGCCAGATTCAACGAAACTCCTTGGTCAATATATTGTTGTCTAACACCCGCTTGTCTAACCAATTCTAATTGATTAATCTCTTTGAATGTTTTAAAAACATCTTTGACCCAAAAAACTTGGTCTTTATCAAATGCTTCTTGGGAGATGTCTTCTCTTTTTAAGAGTTTAGCATCAACATATCCCCAATCGTCCAATTCTTTAATATCTTGAACTGAACCACCATCTTCTAAAACTTTATCCCAAGTTCCTTTTTTGTTAATACCCACTTTCCTAAATACCTTTTCTAATTCAAGGTTTTTACGAATGAATGTTCCCTTTGCCGTTTGTTCCGTAAATACATTGGAAGGCCAAGGTTCAATTCCTGCGGATACATTACCACTTAATTTAGAATTAGAAACAGTAGGAGCAATTGCTCTTAAGTGTGTGTTTCTAAATCCACTATCTTTACACCATAATGGTTCACCATACTCGGTAGCCATATCTCTTGATGCTCTTTCTGATTCAATCTTTAACTGAGAAAAAATCTTACGAGTTTCAAATTGAGCAGGTAATCCTTCAAAGGAAATACCTTTTCTTTGTAAGTAAGTGTGCCATCCTAAGACACCCAAACCTAATGCTCTACCTTTTTCTGCTGAACGAACTGCGTTTTCAAATCCTCTCATATTCTTAGCTTTTTGTAAGAATTCTGAAAGTACACCATCTAAAAAGTATGTAGCGGTGTATATTAAATCTGTATCTTTCCACTCATCATACTTTGCTAAGTTGAGTGATGATAAACAACAAACAAAACTATGTGATTCGTCTGTATGTAATGTGATTTCAGAACAGATGTTTGTCATATGAACTTTTAATCCATTGTTTTTGTACATTGGTGGATTTGCTTTGTTGATATTACCTTTATACATTATATAAGGTTCACCTGTTGCTTTTCTTTTTTGAAGTACTTTACCCCATTTTCTTCTTGCTTCTGGGTCAGCTTCTTCCAATCTTCTCATAAACTTATCACCAACAACTACACATTGATGTAAATTCAAACATTGTCTGTTTACATCACCTTTGGGTTCTCTGATTTCAATCCATTCATCAAAATCACCATGTTCGATGTTTAAGTTTACGGATGCTGCTCCTCTTCGTACTGCTCCTTGATTTGTAGCAAGGATTGTAGAATCATAAATCTTTGCAAATGGTACAACCCCATCTGATGTTCCATTTTGAGTAATATTAGAACCTGCAGGTCTAATCATATTCAAACCTACACCTACTCCACCACCATGTTTGGCGAGTAACATCATCTCTAAGTTCTTCTTACCGATATCATTTATTGAGTCTGCCACATCAATTCCAAAACAACTTATTGGTAGTCCTCTATCTGTACCTGTATTTGATAGTACAGGTGATGCTAAATTTAGCCAACCTTTCCAAATGTAATCAAAGAATTTTGATGCAAGTTGTGGTTTTTCTAATCTACGAGCTACTGCCGTTGATACTCTCCAATATGCATCTTTTGGTTTTTCTCCAGGTAGTAAATAACCATTTGATATAGTTTTTACATATATTTCTGTATTTGCCCAAACAGGAAAATCCGTACCTATTTCCCACTCTAAATGTTCTGCGTGATTCTTCATAACTTGTTTTCTTAAAATATGTCGTCCCAATCTTCACCTTCATTTGCCTTACTATAATCAGTAGGCCTCAAAGCGAAGAAGTCCGTATGTGTTTGTCCACCTGTTAAGTGGTAGAACCAATCTAAATTAGATGCTTTTTCCTCATCAAAGTCAAAGATACCATTATATCCCAATTCTTTTAATTTAGAGTTTGTTCTTGATTTTATAAATTCTTTTAAATTGTCTGATTTTAGATTTTCCAAATCACCCATCTCAAACATTTTATCAATGTACTTAATTTCAAGGTCAACAATTAATCTTGCTGCCTCTTCAATTGATTCTTTACATTCGTCTAATAATTCTGGATATTCATCACACATATGTCTGAATAACTGACATCCCATCTTGGAATGTAAAGATTCATCTCTTACAGACCATTTCATTTGCTGACCGATACCTTTTAACTTGTTTCTCATTTGAAATGAGTAAAGTACTGCGAATGAAGAATATAACGCCACACCCTCTGTAAATGCTGAGAATATAGCGAGTGATTTTCCTACTTCTTTTCTTGCGTCTGAATTAGATTTTAAATCTTCATGAGTGTATCTGTTTGTTATACTTGCAAGGTTCTCAAATCTCTCTGCCGTTGCAGGTTCATGTAAAAATGCCTCAAAGTCTTCTAAACCTAATGATTCGTTTAGATATGAATATGCCGTTGCGTGTATTGTTTCTTGTGAACCAAACATCATTGCCATCTGTTTTATCTCATGCTTTGGAAACCAATCGGTAACCATATTAGTCCAATAATCAGATACCGCACATTCAGTTTGTGCAAACCCAAGTAATATATTACCGACTAAGTTTTTTTCTTCAGGTGTTAAATGTTCGTTCCAATCTTTGATATCCCCTTGCATTGGAATTTCAGTATGTAACCAAAATGCCTGTGCCTGTTTCAACCACCCTTCTGTATAATATTCAGGGTATTCAAAAGGTTTAAATGGGATACGATTGTCAAATAATGCCATAGTAATTTTTATAGATTTATATTATACATTTATGTTATTGTCGGTTTTAATATATATGATTAAAAATCGATATCACCCGACATTTCTTTATATTTTTGCGCTAATTCCTTTCTTACTAAACTCTCCCCTTGTTTCATCTGGGTAGTAGTTTTTCTACCATCAATGGAATCATCGTTGTAAATATGAATTTGGCCTGTTGAGAAGTTTGCTTTAGATGGGAATGTCATTCCATCTGGCCCAAACCTATTTTTAATAACATGCCATCTACCCGTTCCTGCAAGTTTGTCTTCTATTTTACGAGATAATGATACTACAAAGTCTGCGGTCATCATTTTAGAGAATGAACCTGCGATTTTTGTACCTGTAATAATATCATCTTCTGCACCACTTCGATTAATCTGTGATGCCGTATAAACGGGAACTTCATATTCACCTGCCATACCACGAAGGTCTTCAATAATTTCTTCTAACTCTTCGTGTCGTTTTTCTTTCTGAGGACCTCTAAGTAAGTCTGCGTAATCAACAATAACTACATCAGGTTTCTTACCTTGTAAAATCATCTTGTCCATATGGGCTTTTAATGATGTTACACCTGCGGTTTTGGTTGGATAATGTTTTACAACTAAGTCACCCTTTACATTTTGGACTGCCTTCTCGACATCTTCCATATTAAATTTCAAGTTTCCTACTGCTACTCCACTTAGTACGGCATCATATCTCTGACCAACATAACCTTCATTTAATTCAAGAGTATAGTGTGCTACTATCTTCCCTTGTTTCATTGCGTTAACCCCAATGTTTACCAACGACCAAGATTTACCAATACCAGGAGGTGCTGCGAATAAAACTAACTCACCCTTACCAAAACCACCTTGTGTAATTTCATCAATAACTTGCCAACCTGTTGAGACTACATTCCTAACTGTATCTTCATATCTTTCGGTAATCATAGATTTGTACTCATGACCAATATCAGAATCTTGACCTGCTTTCATAGCAGTATCAATGTTTTTCTTTATCATATCATATTTCCCACTTTCTAATAATGGTACTGAATCTAAGATTGCGTTTTTGATAGATTGATTTTTACAGAAGTCAAGAACTTGCTCTTTTACAAATTCCAAATCATCACTTTCTAAATGATTCCATGCAAATTTTAATGTATCAACTACCGAAGTTTTTAATACATCTCTTTCTATGGTGTTTATTTTGACTTTGAGAACATCTAAGGTTGGCATCTTCTCAAATTCATGCATATACTTTAGGATATTTTTTACTAACCACTCTGCTGATTCAGCATCAAAGTACTCTGGCTTTATAATATCATATATCTGTCGTGTAAACGACCTATCTGATAATATAGAAGATATAACTTTATTCTGAAATGAGGTACTGAACTTACTTCCTAATTTTTCCATAGACTACAATATACGAAATTATTTTTTAATATCAAAGTGATTCTTAAGATAATTGTCTAATGATGTAAATGAATTTCTTAACCACGAATCTACATTTGCAAATGCGGTGTATAATTTGTCATACATAAACATCTTTTTGAACTCTACTATGTTTAGTTGAGGTTGGTGTACATCCATCATTTCTCTAACATTAGATGTAATTGATGAAGATATCTCAGGGTCAGATAATTGCATTAACCCATAATTCATATTTATTGTATCTAAATTGTCCATAAGTTTTTTTGACAACTTCTCATCACACTCTTTAGAACATTTCTCTATGAATGTGTCTAAAGAAAGGTGATTTTCCGTTAAAAACTTCATTTTAGATTCAATTGTCTTAATACCAACACCATTTACACCTTTTATGTTATCTGATTTGTCACCCATTAAAACTCTGTAAAATATAAGATTTTGTGCACTTACTCCGAAGTCTTCTTTAACCTCTGTTTCAGTATACATTTTCTTTTTAGTGGGTGTATACACTTGGATTCGGTGATTTACTAATTGTAAAAAGTCCTTATCAGATGAAAGAATAGTTACCTGCTTTTCAAAGTAGTGATTTGCAAGATATGCTATAATATCGTCTGCTTCTACATAATCTATATAAGTCATTGTTATCGGTAATATCTGTAAGTACTCAATTAATCTCTTAAATTGATTCCTCATAGATACTCGTTGGTCTTCTAAGTCCTCATATCCTGCAAGTCTATTTAACTTAGTTAACCCCGTTCTACCTTCCTTATATCCCTTATATACGGACTTTCTTCTGTTTGAACCACCTTTTCCATCAAAGACTATAATAACACGAGTTGGTTTTAATCTTCTAATCGTTGCAGCGGTGGACAAGAGAAACCCTGTCACACCACCACAATGTTCACCATCATCATTTAAAGCAGGTACTGCTCCAAATACTCTAATGAATTGATTAAGACCATCAATGATAAGAACTCTATCATTGAGTGATTCATTTTTAGTTGTATTATATTCTTTGTTTACTTCCTCAAGAAGTTCTGCGTATTTACTATTCATCAAAATCTGTTACTTCAACATTATCAATATTTGCCTCTTCACTTGATTTCTTGTATGCCATAATATATGAATTACAGATTTCTTCGTAAAGAGATTCTTTTAGCTCAGGTCTCTCTTCGAGAATGTCTTCAAAATTCTTTGCTTGGAATTTTAGTTCCTCACCTGTCGTTTTGTCAACATAAGTGTACCATGCACCACTTTGAGTTACCAACTTATATGTTTTCATCATTTGTAACCATGAACCATAATTGTCGATACCACTATCAAAGTAGATATCATAGTCAACTGAACGAAGAGGTGGCCCCATTCTATTCTTGATAACTTGAGCACGAGTTTTGATACCAACTACTTGGTCAACCCCACCTATTTTAGATTTAAGTTGTCCCATAGATTTTAGTCTTAGTCTACAAGATGAGTGGAATGCGATTGCTTTACCACCACTTGTAGTCCAAGGGTCACCGAATGAAACACCTAATCTTGTTCTTAACTGATTTGTGAATATTAATGAGATTCGTTCTCTACCAATAAGATTAGTAACTTTTCTCATAGCTTTAGAGATAATAATAGCTTTCTGAGTTGCATAACCTGCTTGGTCATAATCTGCTGATAACTCAACCTTAGTTGATGCACCAGCAACAGAGTCTACTACTATTGTTACTAACTTCTTCTTATCAGAACCTCTTACAGATTCTATAATAGAGTCGATTGCTTCAAATATATCTTCTACGGATTCAAGAGGAACATATAACATCTTTTCGATATCAATTCCAATAGCCGCCAAAAACTCAGTATTACAAGCATTCTCAGTATCTATGTAAACACCAAGACCACCCTTCTTTTGAGTGTCTGCTATTGCGTGTGCAGCTAGTAATGATTTTCCACTTCCTTCTAAGCCAGTAATCTCAGTTATACGACCTACTGGTAATCCACCATTTGGTCTGTTTGAGATTGCCAAATCTAACATTGGAGAACCTGTCGAAACCCACCCATCAAGGTCAGTTGGAGTTTGTTCCCCACCATCCAAGAAGTAAGCCACCTTGTGGGTGGACTTAAACTTCTTGTTTAGATTGGTAGCTAAGATGGAAGATAGTTCATCACGAACTGATTCTTTCTTCTTCTTTGCCATAAATTATTCGTTAAATAAGTCGTCAAACGCCTCTTTTACATTACTTGCTGGAGAGGTTGCAGTTGTAGTTTCTTTAACTTCAACTTTAGGTTCTTCTTTTTTATCAGAAACTTCACCTGTATCTAACCATTCTTTCAACATTCCTTCCATTTCCTCATAAGAAACTTTTTTGAACATATCACCAAGAACGATTTGGTCTTTAGAGGTTTCTAAAATGTTCTTATCCTCTGAGATAGGTGTTGTATTAGGTTTTACTCTGATGTATGTCTCAGGATAAGTTTTACCTAATTCTGCAGCAGTTTTAAATTCTACTGTTACATCTCTACCATTCACAGGGTCAGTTAAATCACCATAGTCAGGGTCAGCGAAGAATCCAAGAAGTTCTTGGTATACATTCTTACCGAATCCCCAAAACTTAACACCTTCAGACTCTTCACCTCTAACGATGATAGGAACATAAGTTCTCATCTTTGGAGTTAATTTTCTTGAAAGTTGGTAATCGTTTCTGTCACCTGTTGCTTTCAACTTTTCTGCAAACTCTAAAATAGGGTCTGCTTCACCAAAAGAACTTGGGCTGATAATGTTTTTACCACCAAATCCAAAATGGAAATAAAGTTCGATGAACGGGTTAGAAGGATTGTGAACATAAGGAAGAATCCTTACTTGTTGTTTGCCGGGTTGTGGTTTCCACAAGTTGTCGGTCTTTGTTACTTTGGTCTGAAGAGAATTCAGACGATTGCGGATTGCGTTTAAATCAATTGCCATAATTTACCTTTTTTAATTATTAATTATTTATGTTAGTCACTAATATACAACATTTGGTTGACAAATCCAAATATATTCTTAATTATTTTTTATTTTGTTCTTTTCAGTACTACTATAAATATGTAAAAATATTTAATAACGCAGTTTATATGAATTAAATCAGATTAGTTAGTATTCCCTCATTGACGAGTTCCAAATAGTGGTTTCTGTAATCTATATCTTCCATATCACCTTGTCTTAATTCAATAGGAGTACTGTATTCTTGATTCATTGCGAAAATACGAACTGACTCTTCAAAATCAGGTATTCTATCATATAACTTCATACCATCATAGTACTCAGCAAACGGACTCTTTGCGTCCCAATTTGTATGAATCATTAAATCTTGCTCGTACCATTTGTATCGTTTACCTACTTGTAATGTTCCTGTTCCCGTTAACAACTTACTTCGAGGTTTACTCCTATCGTATGGATTTTGGATTGGTCGTCTAGCATCCTTTTCATAATACCATGGCCATTGTTCGTGTTGAAACATCCAAAACCCATCTTTAAATTTTGTTTTAGGTGCATATGAGTGTTTAAGCATTGGTTCATGAACTTCAGAATCAAAATTAGAACCACCTGAAATATGCTTTACATAAGTGTAATATCTTTGAAAGATTTTGTATTGTTCTTCTGATGGACTATTAATGAACACAAGGTCAATACATTCCCATGCCATTCTGAATATCTTTATTACATCTTCGTGTAGTATTGGTCTAACTAAATCCCCATACTCCCCAAATTGAACTTTAAGAAAATCTAACTGCTCTCTTGTAAAGTCGTGTACTAAATATATCCATTTGAATTGTTCAGAGTCTACAAATTTTTGAATTAACTCATCATCAGTATAACCGACTATAACCGCAGTTCGTTTTGGTTGAAAATCAACTGGTATAGATTTACCACTACCTATCTGATAATTGTCTTTATGAAAATTGTGTCTTTTGATACATGATAACATATCATCAAGACCATTATAACTTTTTTGCATATAACTTAGTTTACATTGACTATTCTAAATAAACTTGTATTTAATATTTTGTATCCATCACCTTCTGTTAGAATCATAGAGTTTCTATAACTATCCCAATCAATTTTATATGTTTTATCCTCAACACCACCATTTAAGTCTACAATCAATCTATTCAATGCGTTGATTGTGTAAATAGTGTTTGACTCTTTCTTACGATGTGCTAATATAGTACTTCCTAAGAATTTTCTTTCATTGTTTGGTATGATGTTATAACTAATCACTAATTCTTGTGATGGTTTTAATTTTAAAATAAATATCTTTCTACTATAAAGGATGAATGAGTCTTGAATAGTTTCTAAAACCGATTCAAATTCAGCTTCATTAGTAAATGTACATAATAATTGCGTTCTCACCCATATCCCTTATTTTATCTTTAAAGCTGATTTAACTTTTCCTAATGGAAGTTCTTGTGTACCTTCAAAGTTGTAACTATATCTACCAGATGAATTAGTTCCCATTCTAAATTGGGAATATTTCATATCACCTGTTGTTTCATTTATACCTGTTAATCCATATCCCGTCATTGTGAAATACTTACCATCTTTTGCGTTTGTTCTTAAAAAGAATACCGTTGTATCTGATAAGTCTTTTGACAACTTGTCTTGTACAAATTTTTCAGAACCAGGAAATTGTTTATATGTAGTTCCTTTTCCATCTTTATCTACACCAAAGACTTTATATAAAGGTAATGTTGTTTTACCATATATCATTTCTTTCTCTATCTCTATTAGTTGTGAGTATAACTTTTTTGCATCGCCAGATAAATCACCCAATATACTTTTAAGTACGATTGCTGATTGAAAGTTTGTCAATAACTTAGCAACAGTATCTTTTGATACAGGTGCAGTTAAAGAGAGTTTTTCATATCCGTTATAGTAAAATGCTGGATTTGATATAGCTGAACTATACAATGCTTTTAGTTTAGTATCCACATTAGTTACTAATTTATCTAATACTTTTTGATTTGTTGCAATTTGTTCAAAAGAATCATATATAGATGGTTTCTTAGCTTCATTTAGAATACCTTCATGTAACCCTGCTCTTAGTAATTCTTTTTCTAATTTTTTAACTTCAGATTTTGGAGATTTTTTTAATCCCTTGAATATCTTTTTTGAGAATCCAAATAAGAATTTTCCTAATTGAGAAATTTTCTGTAATAAGTTAGAACCAATACCTTTTATAAAAGCAACACCCTTATTTAAAAAGTCTCTTAATCCCTCATTCAATTGAACTGACTCTAATGCCAAATTCTTAACATCCTCAGTACCCAATAACCCATACTTGTCTTTTAAGAATCCGTATATTTTACCTAATTGAGCTCCACCTTCTGCTTTTTTGAGTGATACTTGTATAAACTTAATACTTGTACCAATTATTGTACAAACACCCTTTTTATCATATTCAACAGGTAACCCTTCACCTAACTTAGATATAAGTTCAGACGATGGGACATTGGATATAACACAATCAGCAGTATTATCTTTTACACCATCTACTAATTCAGAACGCTCAGTAGCTTGATAATATCCTTTTATATTTTTATGAGTTATAAATGCACCTTTAAATTTCATATCATCTGTAAACTTGGTCATACCTGCCATTAATTGTGCTATCAAGAAATAATCACCAAGTGGCATTGTATCTAATTTAGATAAAATCTCATTAGGTTTTGCGTATTCTCCACTACTTCCCAATGCTTTTACAAATTTCTGTTTTACATCGTTAGTAACTTTTGGTAAAGTTTCTTCGGTAGCTGAATTTAATTGTTTAAGTATACTGAAACCATTTACATATGTTCCCATACATTGTGCAGTTTCCATCGTTTCTGTATCAAAGTTTACATCAGTTGGTTTAGAACCTTTTCTCATTTTACCAAATAAAGACTGAATGTTTCCATTACTTGCAGTAATTATATAATTTTTACCAGTATCTTCAGCGGATACATATACAGTTTGACCATTATTTATTTTTACTTGAACACCATCTTCAGTAGGTGCTATTTTAGTAAAAGGTCCTTTAGGTACTTTTTCACCTTTTGGTAATCCCATTTGTAATAAATCTGCGGTATTTTTAAGTGGTATGAATTTATCACCTATTGCATATTTGTTATCATATATGGAAGCTTCACTAAGGAGTTGTCCTAATTGAATTAGTATATTTTCTTTTACTTTTTCTTTATCCTTTAACTTGTCTTTTTCAATCTGAGTCAACATTCCAAATTTGTCAATCTCTTTTTCGTCACCAGAGTCAGGTCTTTCTTCTTCTGGCTCTTCTTCATTATCTTTATCAAACTCTTGAATTAGAATATCAGCTTTTGCTTCACCAACCTCATCTATAAGATGATAATAAAAAGATTTTAAGAATTCTTCAGTATAAATACCTTCAGTAAGTTTAGTGTCTATATCAGACCAAACCTTCCGTAATATTCTATCTACTATGTTTTGGGATTTCTTCATAACTATAAATACCTAAATATTGGTCTTAACCATATTATCATAATTGTTTCCAATTTCTATCTCGACAGGGAATCCATCTTTTTCCATTATTGATTTAACTTCCCTAATGTAATTCTCTTCGTTTGCGTCAACATCGAACAGAATCGAGTCGTATGTATATAATATAGGTACTGACTTTTGATTCAAATTGATTTTTGACAATTTATCTAATATAAATATGTTTCTTTCTGTTTCAAGCGCTTGTAAAACATAATTAAATAATTTATTTTTATTTAGATTCTCATCAAATTTAATTTTTCTTTGTAAAATAGGTGTAACCACTTCACGATTTCGTAAGAAATCTAACCATAGTGAGTTTATGTAATCTGATGTTTTTTTGAAAAATGGTATGTGATAGTACTCATCTTCCACCCCACCATATAGTTGTCTAAATGTGATTGCCTTTGCTTGACTAATATCTTTTCCATATTGATTTGCCAACCACCCATGTGCTTTCTTATCTAATGGAATATCTATGCCAATTAGTTTTGATATGAGTCGAATGTGATATCCATCGAAATCTAATTGGCACAATTTACCATTTTCGAATCGTGAAATAAATCTACTACGAGTACCATCATTTTTCTTAAGTGCTGCGTAATTTACTCCACCAAATGTATTGGATGGTCGTGATGTTGTAGTAAGTGTATTATATTGAGTATGTTCAAGTGTATCTAAATCCGTATAAAGTCCATTCTTTTCAACCCATTGTAATGATTTCGCATATAGTTGTGAGAATTTAGAAATTTTTGAGTCGACAAAAAGTTTCTTCCAATCTTCGAATTGTTCGTAGTGTTTCCATATAGGAATAAGGTCATTTGCTTTAGGTGCCTGTCGTCTTCTGAATATAGTGTAGATGGGTTTCTCTTGTACATCGAATGATTTAGCTTGCCAAAAGAGTGACATTTCTAAATCATACATATTGGGTAAGAAATCATAGTGATATAGAAAATCTTTCATTCCTACTATGTAAACTTCTTTAAAGTTGTGAAACTCTACCTTTTCGTCTATTTTACTTGCGTCTATGTTGTTGTAATTAACAAATAGGTCTAATGTACCATCTGATATGATTAGTGCGGATACTCGTGTCTTTATAGGGTGTTTATCTAAACTCGTAAGTATAGGGTACACCAATATCCTTTCCCGATAGAGTTGGGATATATGTTTCTTAAGTTGTTTGTTGCTATCTACAATTTTCATCCGTAACTAATATACGAAACTTTTATGAATTATCCAAATTAATATCCGATAAACTCTAAGTCAATACCACTTACCAATCCTTTTTCAGCATAGTAAGGATACTCTTCGCTTAACCAATAGTTTTGAACATTATCAAGTTCGTTTATAACTTCTTCGTATAATTCTGAAGTATCATCATCACTTCCGTATGATGCTCCCCATTGGATTCCACCACAAAGTTGTATCAGTTCATTGAGTTTATCCCAATTATTTTTATTGTTCTTAATACTAAGTAATATCTCAGCTTTCATCAATTCTGCTACTTTGTCATTGTGGTCATACATTTCTTTTGACCATGGTTTTGTGATTTCAATTCCGTATTTCATATTTTTCATTTTATTTATACATTATTACTACTGACCCAAACTTGTCATCAAACACTTTGATTAGATTATCATAATCACCACTTGTCATTTCTTTCATTAGTGGTTCAAATGGAACACCCACTTGTTTACAAAGGTTTTTTGCAACTCCTAATATGTAATATGCATTACCTTGAGGACCTGTCAAGTCTATTTCAATTTTTCCGTTACTTTTTGGTTTTGATTTTATCATATCTCTTAATCTTACACTACTAATATAGTGATAATATTTGAGACTACCAAACTTTTAATGTTAAGAAATTGTTAAATTTTTGCACCTTGTTGTAAGTTGGTAAGATATCGTTCAAGGCCTAAAAATGTATTCTGATACAACATAATTGTTCTTTTATTGGTATCAATAATACCTTTTTCTTCTGGTGTATCATTTAAAGGTCCAGCAATTTTCCATTTTAATTCGAGTTTCTGATAGTATACACTCTCTAACTCACCAAATCCTTCTTCACTTAGTTCATTAATAATGGTACTTCCCTTTCTTTTGTAAAAATACCTTGTTGCAAAAGAATTGTCATAATCTTCTTGAGTTGGTTGAAACAAATGAGGGTCAGGTATTACAAGATTTTGTTCATAATCTTCAACTGCCTCTTTTAATACATTATATTGAAAAGTATTTTTCGCAAGTTGTTCGCTCAATATATAAAGTGGTACTAATTTTACAGATACATCTTTTACATATACTGGCTGAGTATATATTTCTCCTGTGTTGGTATATTTGTGATATTGCCCAACCCATTCGTCACCATCATCAGTCATCCATTCACCACCCTCGGTGTATAGACCCTTTTGGATACTTCCTTCTGGATAATATATTCTTCGTCTTCCCATTATGCGTCAATCATCATTAAGCCAGATATTTTAGTAGACCAATCACCACCATTAAATTCTTGACCAATTTTTGTTACTATAAAATATGCTTTATTTTTTATTCTCGATGGTAATCTATCAACGCTAAAACAATCTCCATATTTTGGTAAATTGTAACCATCAACAGTAAGTTCACATTCTAACCCATAACTAATGTTTGGGTTATATTTTTTATTGTTATTTTTTACATATGCTTTCAATGCTTGTTTTGCACCTGTAATATCATCTTCACTAATATTATCCCCAAGTGATTCAATTGCTTTTGCTAAATCTCCTGCGTAATCATTAGCATTTTCTCCAATAGAACCTGGATAACACCCACCGAAAACTGCGTCTAATTGTGGTGAACCCTCACCATCCATAGCTGCTGCAGTTGCTAACGCAATTAGGTCTGAGTCTAAATTAGATGTAAGACTGCAATCTCTAACACCATTTGCAAAACCTTTTGTTAATCTAATCATTGTTGGATTTACTTGTTTTTTAGCTGCAGTACCCTTATTTAAAATTAGAAATTTACCTTTTTCAGACTCATCCGAATCTGGGTCATTGTATAAAAATAATGTAAGATATCCACCTGAGTTTTCATTTATTTTATTAAATATTTTTTTTAAGAACATAGATGTTGCTATCCTATTTGGAGAATCTTCTTTTCCTGGTGGATTTTTTAGTTCTTTCATTGTGGTTTGCAGAAACCCAATTTGAACCCAAATACCTGCCAATGGATTACTACCTTTTGTTAAAGCGCTATAATCTGCATTAGGACCATACTTCGATGCCCAACCAAATATCATTTCTAATGGATTTGCTGATGCTATTTTTGAATCATTTTTTGTTTTTATTTTTATTTTAGAATAATCAAACTTTTGAGCTGCAGTACCGGCAACACTTTTAGAATTTTTATTAACATAGTCAATAAACTCATCTAATCTTACATATGGTAAAACATTATCTGTTGCACTATTAAAGAACGATGACCATCCCGTATTTACCATTTGGTGATTAACCAATCCAATTTTAGGTTTACCTGCACCACCACTTCTAACTTGAGCTTTACCCTCTGCAGGTTTACCCGTTAGTTTTGATGAGATTCCAACAAGGTTTGTTATTAAGTCGGTTGATGGGACTTCTTTACCAGACTCAGGGTCTTTAACTGTTTCTTTACCTACATCTTTTAAAGTCATGTAGTCAACATCTAAAACACCATCTGCCGCTCCTGCTACTTTTAAACTAACATCGTAACTTAAATCAGAGTTAATAGTGAAATTAAATCCTGTGATTTCACCTGTTACTGTTTTTGCATTTCCACCAACCCATCCTATCGTAATCTTTACTCGTTGTCTTGGTGTCATAAAGTTTTTTTCGATATGGTCAAAATGAGCTTGATTATAAACTTTACAATTACAACTTGCTTCAAATAACATTGCGTCTGATATATCTTGCCCACCATCGTTATTTATAGAAATACTTTCTAATACAGGAAAAGGTGTTAATCTACCACTATCATCTGTAAGCAAGTCTGCGTGTGTAGAACTATTAGTAATACTTTCTATTGACTTAAATGAACTGGAAGAACATTTAACAATTCCACCACCTGTAAGTGTAATTTTTCCATAAGCTCTACTGTGAAGTCCTACTCCTGAGACACCAATGCTACTTGCATTACTTGACATTTGCTGTGTTGGTCTTGGCAATGCTCTTGCACCTAATTGAAAACTCATAACTTAATCTTCTATTTTATTTAACGCATCATACTCACTTACAAACTTTAGTGTATCGTTGGGAATTCTTAATTGTATTCCAACTTCTGGAAACAAAGTACCTTTTCCTATATTATTAGCTCTGGCTATAATCCACCACAATGTAGGGTCTGAATAATATTCCCATGCTAAATTATCTAACCTATCACCTTCTTTTGTTATAATGTAAGTATCATTAATTTCAGGATTTATTATAGGATATACTAATGTAGTAGAGTACTTTCGTTCACCCTCTTTTTTAATTACTGGTATGTTATCGTATCTTTTCATATTTAACTCGCACCTTGAATTCTAAAATCACTACTAAAAACAAATACCTCACCACTATCATATTCGTGTATATTATTTCCAAGTACAGTAGCACCTACCGCAACATCAATACCCATTGGTAATCCAAAATCTACATCCCATGCAACCTCGTCTGAGTATGTATATGATAATGATGTTAATATCATTGGTGTTTCTACATACAACTTACCAACTGTTAGTTTTAATTCTTTGTTCGTACTACTACCCGGCGCAGTATATCCTGCTCCTGTATAATTTGGCATTGTATAAGTTGCTAATCGTTCTAACTTAGTCCACAATGGTTGCATCTCAACTCTTGATGTTGGGTATACTTTAAAATTAAATGATATGTCTCGTTTAAATGACTCATAAACATATACAGGTTCTGCTCTACCACTATATTTTATTTCAGTATAACTTGGTGAGAAGTTCTCTGCTAACCCTGTTACAGTTCCTCTAAATTGTAGATTACTCTTGTCAGTACCTAATCTGAAAACTAAATTAACTAAGTCTGATTGAATTGTGTCACCAATTTTTGATGCTTGTATTTTATCGTAATGCGATGACCAATTAGTAAGCTTTGAGTCATCATATGTCATGTCCGTTTGACCAGTTCTAGCCTTACCATCTACATAGACAGGTTTACCTGGACTTGGGAAGCTAAATTTTGTTTCTATACTTTCTTTGTCATAGTCTTTTGATTCTGCATTACCCCTTGAACCACCATCTAACTCTTTCCTAAAATCAGATGGCTTTACAGGTGTAGCTCCAAGCTGCGCTCTATCATCTGCCATATCCATTAACTGACCATGAGAAATCATCATATAATCCCCAATGTCAACAATATCTGGCCCTACTAATCCATCTGATTTAACAAGGTTTGGTTTGTTATCTTCATTGAACTTTTGTATTTTACCTAATTGTTCTACTACACCATATTTCTTAAGGTCTTCTGGGTCAGTTGGTATAGATTTAAAATATGTTTCTTCAGTTTCTTCATTTTTTTCTTTAAAAAAGAACTTTTGAGTGTAATCAGATAGACCTGTAATTTTATTACCAGTTGCGATTGCACCCAATCCTTTTATAAATGAATTTGTGTATCTTTTTACAAAAGTCTGACCAATACCATATAAGGAATCAGTACCACCACTAAATGTTTTTAAGTCACTACCAATTTCAATCGTACCAAAACTATCATATAACGAAATTAGATTATTTTTTGGTTTTTGAAGATTACCTTCAATGACACCACCTATTTTTGTGTATTTTCCTAGCGTATCTAATCCAAGGATACCACTTCTATCAGGTTTAAATCCTATTTGTTGACCACCTATCGCAGCTAAGAAGTTTGCAGGAGTCCAAATTTTATTATATGTGTTACTTCTCTGATTTCCAATTTGTGTTGCAGACCATAGTAAACCTTTTACTGATAAAAAGAATGAACCCATCCTTACTAAGTCTATTGCAGCTCTTTCAGTTGAAGCAACTGCTCCACCACGAATTAAACCATCATCAATTGGGAATCCAAATCCCCAACTTTGAGGTTCACCTTTTTTCTTTCGTTGTATACCTCTTAAAACATATGGTTGAGGTATTAAACTAAATTTATTTGCTTCTGGGTCTTGAAGATTGAATTTAGAGTACATTTCGTCTAAGAAAGATGGCGATTGTCTTTGTTGTAATAAATCACCAATACTTGTATATGAATCTATGTATCTATCACCATCTGGTGAGTATCTTTGTGTATCACCAATTGCTTTTCCTACCTTATATTGACCATATCCGGCTTGAAATGATATTCCAGGACTTTGTTGACTAAAATTACTTAATAATGACGATGCGTTATCAAATTGAGTACCATTTATACCTGTAAATTTAGTATCATCTTTGGTTCTCATAAATGGTGAGAATCCAACTGCTTTATCATCGGTAAAGAAATTAACCTGTTGTGGTACTTCAAGTCCTTGACCTTCTAAGTTACCATTGAAAGTAAAATCATTAGGTGTCGTTTCACCTTTAAATTTATCACCTTGTCCTGCAACTGGTGGAGTCGTTTCACCTAAAAATGATTCACCAGTTTGTTTTAACATTTCGTTAGGTGTCGTTTCACCTAAAAACTTAGAACTTCTATCTGATTCATTGGGTGTCGTTTCACCTAAAAACTTTGAAGACCTATCTGATTCATTGGGCGTTGTTTCACCTAAAAACTTTGAAGACCTATCTGATTCATTGGGTGTTGTTTCACCTAAAAACTTAGAACTTCTATCTGATTCGTTAGGTGTTGTCTCACCTAAGAAGTTTTGTGCAAATTTAAACTCTTTAGGAGTTGTCTCACCTAAAAACTTTTGTGTAAACTTAAACTCTTTTGCTTCAGTCTCACCTTTAAACTTTTCTGTCTGATTTGCAAGTGTAGGGTTTGTTTCACCTTTAAACTTTTCTGTCTGATTTGCAAGTGTAGGGTTTGTTTCACCTTTAAACTTTTCTGTCTGATTAACAAGTGTTGGGTCGGTTTGTCCTTTGAACTTATCACCTTGTGTTACTTCATTTGCTTCAGTCTCACCCTTGAACTTATCACCTTGTGTTACTTTATTCTGAGAAGTACCTACTTTTTCAGGAGTTTGTCTTGAATATTGTACATCATTTTTTGTTTTTATTTTATCAGTTAATGGTACAGTATTAAACGCAGAAGGTTCTATTCTTGCTTTTACTTCAAGAGGTTCACTTTTTGGCTTTCTGTAATCACCAAGATTTGATTTTAAGTCTTTTAACGACATTATGTTCCTCTACTTTGTCTTGTTCTCTGTGTTCTTGATATTTCACTAACTACTTTATTATCAAATACTATTTGTATTGGTTGACTCTTTATGTCAGCTCTCAACAATTTAAGTTCTTCTAATAATGGGTCACTTTCACCACCACCACCTGCGGTTGCACCACCACCATCGTCACCACCTGCTCCAAATGCTCCTGCAATCATTGGTAACATAAGTCCTAATGCGAATACTGTTCCAAGGAATGGTGTTATCATCAATAGACCCATTGCGAATGGCATCATCGCCAATCCTACTGCCGCAAGTCCTGCCGCCAAGGAAAGTAAACCTGGTGCGACTAACACTAATTGACTTAATCCTGCGGCTAATGCGGATATTGCTGGAACTGCTGCAATCAATATCATAGATGCGAGTCCAAATGCAAGAATACCCGGCGTTGCGTAAAGTAATCCAAGACCCAATGCCAACATACCAATACCAAGTAAACTTAATATAGCGGTTAATGGTATTAATGCGGGAGCAATCATAATCAGACCCATTAAGGATTCTGTAAGATTACCCATCATTTCAAATCCTTTAGCAATTTCTTGTATTGCGTATCCAAGAACTAATAATGCTGCGGCTATAATTAACATTGCGGCTGCACCTGCGAGAATCGCAACTGCCCCAACACCACTCATCATTATTGCACCTACCAATGCCAATGCACCTACTAATGCTAACATGGATACAACTGCCATACCAATAGCTTTCCACTCTACCTTCATAAATTCTTGTACTGCTTTTGCGAATACAAATACGGCTGCCGCTACAAGTAATAATGCCGCACCACCTGCGAGTAGTTTCTTGGCGTCAATACCTTGAACTGCCTTAGTCATACCACTCATTCCTTTACCACCGCCTGATTTTAATTTTGGTGTTTTTGGTGTTTTTGCTTTAGGTCCACCAC